GGCATGGATAAATTCCATGATATGAATTCTGGAAGAAGAATGATCTTTTCAATTAAAGAATTATCCTTGTCTTTATCCTTATCCTTATCCTTAGCCCCTTCTAAGGGGCTTTTAAGGGGCTTATTTTTACTTTCTATTTTATTTAAAAAATCATACTTTTTCAAGAGTTCTATTACTGAATTATGAACCCTATTTTTTTCATCTAATTCACCATACTGATATTCAACAAATGATGGAATAAACCATCTTGAATTATCAGATGATACAATTATATGAATTTCATTCTTATTAAACAATGTTAATGCTGTTGTAGCATCAATAGGCATATCTTGTCCCAGATACAACTGTGCGATTTCGAAATCAACAATCCATATTCCAGCATGATCACAAGTGAGGTTAATATAATCCCATAACAGTTTATATGCTCCAGGAAGGCTTCTAATGAATGGATCCTTATATTTATCCGTATCCATGAATCTTTTAGCCATAGTATAAAAAGCCTTCACCAGTAGAAAGTACGGTTAGAAAGATTACTTGCGAGGTAAGATGTACAAATGTAGCAGTCCACCAGTGAAGGCAATATTTTTATGTAAATGTTTTTGTACATTTCGCAAAAATCTTTAATTCGAATATAATTATAAAAAGTATTTTAGAATAAAAAAAATATTTTTCATAATTATTTTTTAAATCGTTGAATTTCAAAAAGTTAAATTTTTATTAAGCAACTTGATCCACCAAAGAATTTCTTTTTTAAACTCCTTTTTTTGAACTTTGTTTAATTCTTTCCATTTGGTATAGTAAGAATTTCCAACTTTGTTTAGAAAATTGTCATCCATTGGGATTGAATGAGTTTCTTTTAGGTTTTTACTGTTAGAAGAATCCATAATAGTTATATTTTAGTATTAAAATTAGTAATTCTTTTTTCAGTTTTTGTGGTTATAAGTTTATTGTTTTACTTACAATGTAATTTTATAAACATGAATCATCTTTTTTTATGAATAAAACCAATGAAATTTAATTTGATGATTTAGCCAGTTGAGTCTTGGTTTTACTTCTCCCGGGCACCAATAATAGTTGTTATTATACACATACTTTTTCTTAGGTTCATGTGAACTTATATAGCGTAGTAATATTCTGAATTCATAGTAAGTAATCTTATTACATACTAAAAGGTCTTTACAAAATGAACAAAGTCCATGTGTTAAACTTTTAGGATTTGTTTTAAGTTCATCACGAACTAAAACTAATAGTTTTTTTTCTGTTCTCATATTACTTAGTTTAATTTATTGTTTTGATTTTTTGATAGAATTTTCTATGAATTTTGATAATTCTTCCGGGGATAATTCACTCATTTTTTGAATAAGAAACATTACCATTATAAAAGTTGCCCAAGTATCCATATTATTTTAATTTTATTGGTATTACTTCCATATCCCAAATCCGGCAGTCAGAAATATTAATCCAAAATTCTTTACTTTTATCCGCATTGATTACTAAAAGATAAAGGTGGTCGGTGATACTTTTATAATCTATCACATCATAAAACTCAGAATTGATAATCACGCGTTTAATTAATATTGTTTTCATACTATTTTGTTTTAGGTTTATGATAATTTTTAATTTGATCATTTAACCAAGCTAATCTGGGTTTTAATAATGTTCTGGTCCACCAATATGAACAATTACGATGGGAATGATCATAATGTTTTCCTCGTTTTGGTCGATGACTATCCAGGTAATTCATTAAATCTACTTGTTCACCGTCTGTAAATACTCCTATATTCTGTAATACGTCTATTTCATGGCAGAAACCATACTCTATAAAATTAGGATTTAACCCGTTTTGTTCATTTTGTTTTTTAATGGTTTCTAAATGATCTCGTAAAACAATCAGTAATTCTTTTTCTGTTCTCATGGTATTATTTGTTTAACAATATAATCAGCTTCTTCTTGGGATAATCCGCCAGGATCTCCAGTAATATCTATACGAAAGGAATCTACTTTTCTAAATCGTAAATCAGATATTAGTTTATCGGCTTGTCGTTTGGCAGTAATTTCATTACCATCGAAGCATACACCAATACGGGTATACAGTTGGGATAATAATCTGACTTGTTGGTTGGTATATTCAATTCCAAATGTGGCTACTGCAGATGTACCGAATCTCCATACATCGGTAATACCTTCTACACAGATAGTAGTTAATTCATGAAAATTAGGATGTTTGTAAATTATGTGTTTATGTTTAATAATCTCATAATCTTCAGGGCATGCTAAATATTTTTTCGGATGTTTTTCAGTAACATCTCGGGCTTGAAAAGTAACTCTTTGATTTTCCCAATAGATAGGTGCTAAGATCCTATGTCCATAATTAGTTTTTCCCAGATAAGACACGGGTCCAGTACTTACTAGATTCCATAATCTTTCAATTTTTTCGGCATCAAAATTTCTTTTGTTTTGAAGGTAGGTTTTATGTGATTGAAGTAAAGGAAGTACATCACTTGGTAATTGTTGGATAGTAGGTTGAATCCTAACTTTTTCAATGGTGCGTGGTATTGAGGTACCTGAATATTCTTTAATAAGTCTATCTGCCTCATATTGAGTTACACTAAGTAATTTGGCAATACTTTCGCCGGGCCAATGAATTCCACATTTCCAACAGTAAAAGATTTTTCCATCTAATGTTGCTCCCAGATGATATCCAGGATGTTCAATTATACAGAAGGGGCATTCTACATTAACCCAACCTGGACGAGAATGTTTATGTCCTATAGGTGCTGTTGGAATGTTATAATCTTCGTAAAGTTGAATTATATCCATAGAATTATAATAAAAATTATTTATATCTTATTCAATTCTATCTTTAATTTTTTCATGCTTGTTTCAATTTTTTGCCATTTCCAACCGTTTTGTCTTAGTAATCTTATAATTCTTCCTCGGGCCATCTTAGGTGGAATTTCATCAGGTATAGAATCAATATGTTGTAGAATAAATGTTACTAATTCCTGACAAGATGGTGTCAACGAATTAAAGATATCAGAGAATGGAGTTTTCTGATAGCAAACACATCCTTTGGGCAATCTATCCTCCAGATAGATGCATTTTTGTTTTTTTTCTTTTCTTATAAAGTTTTTCAGTTGGCTGGTTATTACTATCCAAGAGTAGTAACTTAGTGAACTTTTTTCTTGATTAAATGATTGTAAAGCTTCACAGTATGCCAGACAGGCTTCACTGAATAATTCATTATAATCAATACCTGTGGATTGATGGAATGACCATGCAATTTTTCTGATTAGATTTAAGTTTTCCATAATGTTTGAGTAGTATATGATTGTATTAATTCGGTTAGTAATACTTCTTTTTCTAATGGTTCCCCGTTAAGTATTTCATTACTTATTTTTGTTTTTCTATCTAATATCCATGCTAATCGTTGTTCAATAGTATTTACTGCCAGAAGGAAATGAACTAACACTCCTTTAAGTTGACCAATTCTGTGTATTCTATCAATGGCTTGAGTTAGTTTTCCAGGATTCCAAGGTAATTCAAGTACAGCCACGTTATACGCTGCAGTTAAGGTAATCCCAACACCACCAGCTTCTACGTTGATAATACAAAGTTTGATAGATGGATCAGTTTGAAATTTGTGTACGATGGATTGTCTTTTGTTCGTGGCAATTGAACCATCTATTTTCACAGAAATATCAGGGAAGGCAGATATTATTCCGGTAATTATTTCTGTGTGAATACATATGATTACCAGTTTATTTTCTACTTCTAAAAATTCTTTAATCCAGTTTATGGCATGTTTAAATTTACCTTTGATTGCAAGTTGTTTTAAGGTTTCTATTTTGGTTAATGCTTGTGCTCGTAATGCTTTTTCCGCAGCAATGGCACCTTTATTTTTTTCAACAAAGTTGATAAAATCCATTTGTGCTTCTTGATACTCTTTTTTATTATCGAGTTCAATTGGTACATATGAATATGTTTTATCAGGAAGTTCTGGCAATACATCTTTTTTCTTTCGTCGGATCATAATAGAATTGATTAGCTTCTCATGAAGTTCAATAGTATTAGAAGCTCCACTATCATCCCATCCTAATTTACTATACTTTCTATCACAGTAACGTACGCAGAATTGTACTCTATCTGGAAAAGTAATAGGATCAAGAATATTAGCAATATTGAAGATATCTAAAGGTCTGTTTTCTATTGGTGTACCAGATAATCCAATGATATGTGGGATTGTTTTTGTTAAGCGTTTGATTGTTTGAGTACGATCAGCACTATTGTTTTTGAAAAAATGACATTCGTCGGCAATAAGTATCTGAGCATTTAGTTTTTTTAGTATTTTTCTCCAGGAATGTATAATATCATAATTGATAATAAATATATTTCCTATTAGAGTTTTCGTTGGGGTTTGTCCGTTTAGTATTCTAACTTTTGGAAAAGTCATCCATTTTAGTATTTCTTGTTTCCAGTTTTCTTTTAGTGATCCTGGGCATACAATTATGACTGGTTTTAGTTCAGGATGTAATTGTAGATAGGCAATGGCTTCAATCGTTTTCCCAAGTCCCATTTCATCAGCAATGAGGGCGTTTCCATCAGTATATTCGAGAAAATTCACTGCTATCTTTTGAAATGGGCGTAGTTCATGTTTTAACCCTGGAATGTAAATATCATGGTTTAGTTTTGATGGAAGTGATTTGTTACTTTTATTTAGAAGATTGTTTAACGGTTCATCTAAAATATATCCCCATGATTTAAGCCGTTTTAAAGAATTATAAGTAAGAGGGGTTATCCAATATCCATGTTGATTATTCCAATAGAATTTACTGCCTGTAATACTTCGAATCCGGGTGATTTCTATTTTATCCAAAGGACATAAAATTTTTATTTGAGATTTTTCACCGGATAGTAAGTTTACCGTTTTATTAGTTTTGGGAATCATGTGATTAATGATTAGTGAGAGAAAGAAGATTTGAACTTCTATCTAAAAATTTGTTGGTTTTTAATTTTACCGATTTAAACTATTCTCTCGAAAATAAAGGGAGTCACTGGAATGACTCCCTTTTCTGCATCTTTCTCTATATATTGTTAAACAATGAATGAGTCAAAGATTAGTAAACACCTCACTTTTCTTTGTTTTAACTGCGAATTAGTTTTCTTTGAGTGATTGTAATTTAAATCATTTGTAAAGTAACTAGTATATAGAAAATTAGGTTGATATCTTAATTCTCCGGATCCCATTGTTTCCTTCTTGGTAGTTAAAGTGTAATTTGATACTTCAGGATTGGAAATGGAGAGCGTTGTTGGAAGTTGTAAATCATTGTTTATAATAGAATTAGTAACAATGGTAATTCCTGGTCCTCCATCCCAGGTTGGTTTACTTGTGGATTCTGTTATTGTCATGCTAAAAAGACAAAGCAAGCATAAACCCAGAAGAAAATTGAATGTTTTCATAAGCAATTGATTTTTAAAGGTTAAAAACTTAGAAATTAAAGATATAAAATTAAAGATATTTCTTTTTAAATACCAAAAAATCAATGGTTATTTTTGTTGATTAACAAAAACACCGTTTTTATCTGTATCATAGTTGTTGAAACGAATATCATTCTGGTTTTGTCTGTACTTGATGTGCGTTTTAACTGTTCCTTTAGTATAGATCATTTTTGATTTACGGGCAGATGTAATTTCCAGGATCTTTGGTAATATTTCTTCCCAAGGTCCTGTTTTTAGAATAACTGGGTCAATCTCTTTGGCCATTGGAATTTTCTTAGTAGCACCTATAACTTTTTCAATCATTTCGGTGTGAGTTGTTGGAATAGATTTAGGAGCATTGTTTTTGATAGCTGCGGCAAGTTTCTTTGGGCCAGCCAGTGGCTTTTCTGCTTTTGCTAAAATCATTTTCGCTTCTGTAGAGTTCTGTGACAAAACAGTTCTGGTTATTATTTTTGGTTCTGGAATGATAGGGTGTTTTGCTTCAATTTCAGCTGTTACAGCTTGGATTGATTTACGAATTTTTTTTGACATTGTGTGTATTGTTTTAATAGTTAGTGGATTATTTGATTAAAGTGTTTAACTCTTTCTTGATTCGTTGGGCGGTATTTCCTCGCCAATATTCTGCGTTACTAAGGAAGTATAAAATAATACTTTTTGCAGATGATTCGCCGTAGGTATCTTCAATAGAATCTAGTTGAGACATAGCTTGTAGATATGGTTTAGCACCATACCATATATTTTTCCAATCTGCTTTAATTTCAGCAGCAATTATGTAAATCGGACGTGGGTAGGTTTTCATTTTGATGATTTAATGATTCTGTAAAGAAAAGGTATGATTAGTATTACTCCAAGAAAGAATATTATGGATTCATGAAATCCATGGCCATAGAAAATACATAGCATTCCAAGGAATGCCATAAGTAATTGTAAGATTAGTTTGATTGTTTTCATTTATTGTTCATTTTTCCAATTGTTATCAATCAATATTTTTTCAATATAATCAGCACGCTCTTTGAAAGCTTTTAGTAGTTGTTTTTTTGTTCGAGCATTAACTATGTTTTGATATGTTATATGATCGGTACAATACATAACCGCGGGTCGGTGGTTCTCATTTACATAATAAATACATAAATCACACGCTATTTGACGTTTCAAATTAGATGGAGTCAATGTATTCCACGGAAGGGTATTTGTACATAATGTACAGGTTTGATAAGAACCAAACCCAGTAAGTGTGTTTGCTAAATATTTAACTGGTATGTTTAAGTTCATGTCTTCAATCGTGATTTCACGATATTTTTCAATCAGCTTTTTAGCCGCTTTGATATTTTTTGGAATTGGTTTCATAATTGTGTAGAGTTAATAGGTTCAATTTCTTCTGGAAATAAGTATTGTTCCATTTTACTTTCAACACTTTTGTATCGTTTTAGTCGGTTGAAAAGGAATGTTTCTGTTACTAATTCAACTACTTCTCCTATTTTAAATAAATGACCTTCATGTTGATTTGATGTCACTTTAAACAATTTGGTTTCCATGATATTTTATTGTTTTTAGTTTAACTTAGACCGGGCAAGCCCGGTTTCGGCTATTGAAGCCTCGTCAGTAAGTTTCATAAAGATTTAGAAAAACCTTTATTGTATCCAATTTCTGCTCCAATTTGAAAAGTGGCAAAAACAGCTTCTTCCAGAGTTTGTGTTTGATCAATTACTTTTTTTAAAGCTAAAGTAATATTTTCTTCTCGCCGTAAGCTCTTGTCGACATCTTTAAGTAATTTTTGTTCTCTTTCATCAGAAATTCCAAGAACTTCAGAAATTTTTTCTTTTGTTTCGTCTGTTTTTAAAATTAGATTTTTGTCCATGGTGTTTGAAATTTATTTGTAAATAAGAAATAATTTTTGATTTAGACCCGGAGTACACTCCGGGTTTCGGCTATTGAAGCCTCATCAGTAAATCTTATTCCTCAGATCCCCCCTGCATCATTTGATGGACCAATGAAGCTAACGGACTAGTGCTTATCCTCATTCCTTTTGTAACACCGATTACCATTCCAAGTTCAAAACAAATGAATGCCAATTCCTCAAGCGTTTCTGTTTTCTCAGAAACTTCTTTGATACTTTCAGTAAAAGTATCTGTACTTTTGAGAGACGTTCTACATAATTCTATTAATTCTTTTGCTCTTTCATTAGAAATTCCAAGAACACTGGGAATAGTTTCTTGATTTTCATCCATTTTTAAAACTAAATTTTCGTTCATAATGTTTAAGATTTAAAATTATTAATTTTTGAAAATGATAAATTTATTGTTCGAACCCATCTCCGGAATCGAACCGGGGCAGTTCCAAAATGGGTTAGTTTTATTCTAAAAAATACTACCAAATACACCGTTTTGGTTTTTACGCAAAAATTCTTCTTTTTCTTCTGTTTCTTTTCTCTGCTTCTTTGTAAGTTTCTTTTCTCTTACAATAAGTTCGTTTTTTGGTCTAATGTATCTCATTTTACAATCCCCGTGTAGCCGATAGGGCAGCCGTTTATGGTTTAGTACAAATTAATCGAGCACTTTCAAAATATATAGCTCCACTTTTAAGATTTTGAATTAAGTTCAGGAGCCAGGCTATCGTAATAAGAAACAATGTGGGAGTGGATTTCGGCCCAAACTTTATGGTATTTATAGACTGAAAGACTTCTAATAAACCTTTCAGCTTGAATAGCATTTGTTTGATAAGTTCGAGTGTAACCAATCTGAGGAGACAGGGTTTCATAGGTCACGATTGCTTTGATTGCTTGGTCAATTAGTTTTTGAAATTCAGATACCTTGGGATTTTGGTCTTGATCTTTAGGAATGGGTTCTTTTCGGGGATCATCATCAACGTCTTTTATAGCCAAATGATTTGAATAACTTTGTTTTAAATCAGTCTTGTTCATCCCGGTCGTTTCTCCACCGGAACAATCTTCACGGTATTCTTCCCGTTCTTTGTTAATACTTGACATGATATTAAGATTTAGTTTGTTACAGACCGGAACGAATTCCGGTTTCGATTCATAAAATCTCGTCAGTGTAACTTAGTAAATTTGACAAGTTTTTTCCAAATCTGGATAAATTTCTAAGGCTTTTTTACAAAAATTAATTTGATGAAATTCGTAGGGGTCAATTGAGATATATCCTTTCTGGGATAATTGACTAAGGTATCCTTTAACTTGTGGATAAGTTAGATGAGTGGGTTGGGCGGTTTGATTTGTAAGGAGAATTTGATTTACTTCTGATAGAACTTCATCAGCGTAAGTAAAATCCCCGCCGGCGTTTTTATGAGCAAGTTTAATAGCCTGTAGAATAATAAGTTCTGTGCTGTTTAACTCAGTGGATGTTGTTTTCATTGAATTAAGATTTAGTTTTTATAGTGGCAATGGGCGGATTCGGACCACCATCCAAGTCTAAACCTGGTTCCGGGACTCTCACGGGGCTATCATCCCGAGGAGCAAAGCCATATGTTATAGACTGGAATAAATTCCGGTTTCAACTATTAAAGTCTTATCAGTGGAATGATATAATTTCCTGGAGATTTTCTATCATATGTTCAAAGTAAAAAACAAGCTTCATCCAATTGTGTTAGTATGGATTCTGAATTGTAATAACGTACACTATCCTGTTGGTTTTCTGGAACGTTATTAAAGTATTTCTGTTCATCATTTTGAATAGTTTTTAACTCTGATTTCATTTCATTCAGTTTACTGAGCAAATCACTGATTTGTTTTCTTCTTGTGTTGTTCATGACAGTAAGTTTTAGAATTGTTTATACTGTGGCTACCTTTGGAGTCGAACCAAAGTGAAAGCGTCCGCCGTAGTCAATACTGCTTGGCCCAAATTACCAAGCGATATATAGAAGTCAAAGGATTGTGTTTCAACTTCCAACCGTATTATTTAGTTCGATTGCTATGCGTAATAATATGTCCACCCTACTGATACGCTCTAATGCTACCAGGTTTGCTGGCGTAAGGCTTTGTCCATATACTAAATGGCATCAACATATTCGCATAACCGTAAACGGTCTAATACTCGGATTTGCCTTCTCATGGTACAATTTTGAGATCTGGCTCGACTTTAACACCCTTTCAATCAGTTAGTTAAAACACTTTAGAACTCCAGACTGTCGAAGATTTCCTCTTTCCGTCTCAAAATTTCCAAAATTTCAAACAACTTAAACACATATAAATATAAATAGATTTTTAACAAACCTACGTTTTTTAACAAAATTTTTTTAAATTTTTTTCTTATTCATATTCAATAAGTTATAGACAAAATCTGTTGAAATCAGAGTGTTTTACAGTGAAGTTTCTACTGTTTGGTGTGAAAAAACAGCGATTTTGTTTAGAAAATCGTTCAAACCATAGTATAGACATCTTAGCAAACGCAACAAATAGGCTTTGTAAAGTGAGACTATACAATGGATATATCTGAAGAGTTTTTCTGAATAATTTTCTTTGGGTACTTTTTTCCCCATCTGGGATTGGCTGGGCCGGTTATTCCATACAGAGGATGATTCTTTCCACGTTTAGCTAGACTCATTCGATATTTAGTAAGGTCGGACATGTTACGTTTAGCCAAGCTCATTTTTCGAATGGTTTGTTTTGTTTTAGGTTTTCCTAACAAACTTTCACTAATTCTTTGTTTATGTTCTGGGGTATGTTTTTTTCCAGTAAGTGCTTTTGAAATTTTCTGTTTGGTTAGTTCTGTTTGAATTCTGCGATGTATTGTTTCCATGGTTATGTATAATAAAGTTAGTTATAATTTTTCTTGTAATGTATTTATATAAACACAAAATTAAAAATATTTTTTAAAATAAAATAGAATTAAAGTAAAAATATTTGGAAATATTTTTGGATTATATGAAATAATTACTTTAATTTTATGTTTTATTCAAATAAAACATAAAACAATGTACGTCCGTAGATACAATCCACATGGAGTGGGTGCTAAAGGAAGATGGAGGCCTGAGTTTGAAAAACAAACTTATAAGTTAGCATTACTGGGGGCGACAGAAAAAGAGATAGCAGATTTCTTTGAAGTAGATGTTACAACCATTACCTATTGGAAACAAACTAATCCTGTTTTTACTGCAGCTTTAAAGAGAGGCAAAATAGAGGCAGATATGAATGTGGCACATAGTTATTATAAGTTAGCTAATGGGTTTACACATCCTGATATTCATATTCTAAGTAATAGAGTACGTACTTTCAATATAGAAACCAGGGAAGTAACAGAACATACAGAAGCTTTAGTTATACCTATTATAAAGTATTTTCCACCTAATCCATTTGCTGCTCAGAAATGGCTACAAGTTCGTCAGCGTGAAAAATGGGCAGATGTACAACAAAGCCAAATCAATATTACGATGGAAGGTCAGGTGGATATTAATTTGTTGCAAGAAAACTTAAGTGATCCAAAACAATATAGTACTGAAGAATTGGAATGGGCATTGAAGTTAGGATTAACCCAAGGGGCCAACACGGATGTTTCCAGAAACTAAAATAGTTAGAAAATACCCACCTAAAAAACAGGTGCTTCAATTTGCAATAGCTCATCCACAGTTATTGGTGAGAGAGTTAAACAATAGGAGCTTTTATCATTTTCTAAAATATTTCTGGCCTGATTATAGTATGGAACCATTTCGAGATAATTGGCATATCAAGTATTTATGTGATGAGTTACAAGAAATAGCAGAAAGAGTAGGAAGACATGATCCAAAGGCTTATGATTTGATTGTTAATATTCCTCCAGGAACAACGAAAACTGCGATATGTTCTATTATGTTTCCAGTATGGTGTTGGACTCGGTGGTATTGGATGAAGTTTATTTGTTGGAGCTATAGTGCAGACTTAAGTTGGGAATCTGCGGAGTATAGTAGGGAAATTGTTCGCAGTGAGCGGTTTCGAGTGATTTATCCGGAATTAGAGATAAAACAAGACAAAGATGCTAAAGGGAACTTCCGTATAATCAAGAAAGTTCAAGTACACCCAGGCCGTTTGCCGAGGATTCTAAACGGGGGTACTCGGCTTAGTACAGGCATAGATGGGAAGGGTACAGGATTCCATGGACATATTTTGATTTGGGATGATATTATCAATCCACATGAGGCAGTGAGTATAACAGCTCTACAAACAGCGAATGATTTTCTGGATCAAACAATGCCTACCAGGAAGGTGGATAAAGAGGTGTCTGTTGTAATTGGTATCATGCAACGGTTGGCAGTGAATGATCCAACAGAACATCAACGAAAAAAACATAAACAAAATCTTAAATGTATCGTATTGCCTGGGTTGTTGGATGGTAGATATGGTAATTTGGTAGAACCTGCAGAATTGAAAAAGTATTATGTAGATGGATTGTTGGATCCTGTTAGATTAAGCCGTACTATCTTAGATGATTTGATGGCTGATCTTGGTCAATATGGATTTGCAGGCCAAGTGGGTCAGTCACCCACACCACCAGCAGGTGGGATGTTTAAAGTGGATCATTTTATCAAGATTCAAGCATTACCAAGTTCTATTAATTGGGAGTCTGTAGCTCGGTATTGGGATAAGGCTGGTACAAAAGAGATATTAAACTCAAAGAATGGACCTTGTTATACTGTAGGGACTAAGATGATAAAGTTGAAGAACGGAAAGTGGATAGTTGCTGATGTAAAACGAGGTAGATGGGATGCTGAAGAACGGGAAGATATTATTCGTGAGACTGCTGAGGCTGATGGAATAGAATGTGCTATATATTATGAACAGGAGCCTGGTTCTGGTGGTAAAGAAAGTGCAGAAGCTACTACAAAGAATCTGGCTGGATTTGTTGGGGAACGAGATTTACCACATGGAGATAAGATTTATCGGGCAGATCCATATTCAGTACAAGTGAATAATGGGAATGTTTTATTGTTAGAAGCTTCTTGGAATGAAGATTTTATTACGGAACATCGGGATTTCCCATTCGGTAAGTATAAAGATCAGGTAGATTCAGCGGGAGCTTGTTTTGCTAAACTAACTTCTAAACGGATGGCTGGTCCATTACATAAGATGGAAAGGGCTTAATAATGATTAGACATAATAAACCTGGTGAATTAAATACATTGGCATCTACTATAGCTAATAGGTTTAAATTGGCTAACCTATTAGGTATGTCATTCGATGGGAAACGGGATTTATACGAGGCATTAGGATACAATAGGACCATTGGGTACGATGATTTTCTTGCAGTCTTTAAAAGGCAGGATATCGCAGAAGCCATAATCTCCCGTCCAGTGAAAGCCACGTGGACTGGTCCATTGAAAGTGATTGAAAGCAATAATCCAAATGAAACAGTGTTTGAAAAAGCATTTGAAGATTTGGAAAAAAAGTTGAAATTAAAAACAAAGTTTATTCGTCTTGATAAACTTACTGGATTAGGCAGATATGGAGCATTATTGTTAGGATTCAATGATATTACAAGTAATGAAAGTTGGCAACTTCCGGTGAATTCTGGTAAACGTGAATTGTTATATGTAAAACCGTTAGGGGAATCCAGTGCAGTTATTGCTACTTGGGAAACAGATACAGCCAACGAAAGATATGGATTACCGTTAACTTATAATGTAACATTGAAAGAACCTTCCAGTATGGGTACTGGATCTCAAGTTTCTACTTCATCATTGATGGTACATCATACACGAATATTACATGTTGTAGAAGGGCAGTTAGAAAACGAGGTGGAAGGAACTCCTCGACTGGAGGTGGTTTATAATCGGTTGCAAGATTTCGATAAGGTGATAGGAGGTTCAGCAGAAATGTTTTGGCGAGGAGCTCGACCTCCTATGGGAGGAAAGGTAGATAATGATTACAATCTATCTCCTACGGCAGAAGCTGAAACATTAGAACAGTTTGATGAGTTAGAACATGGGTTGAGAAGATTCTTGATTTTACGTGGGATTACCTTGCAGGAGACAAAACAGCAGATTGTTAGTCCATCGGATATAGTGGATGTATTAATTCAGATGGTAAGTACCACAACAACTATTCCAAAGCGAATTCTAACGGGTAGTGAACGCGGAGAATTGTCTTCTGGGCAAGATGCTGATGAATGGGATGGATATGTAACTAATAGACGCACTGAGTTTGTTGAACCAGAAATAATTAGACCTTTCGTAGATAGAATGATTGAAGTTGGTGTTCTGCCCAAACCAATGGATGATTATTCTGTAGAATGGCAGGATTTATATGCTGAGTCAGAAGATGCAAAAGTGACTATTGGAGCTAAACGGTCTGCCGCATTGCGTGATTATTTTGCTAATCCAGAGGCTTCTGAAGTAATAGTTCCAAAGGCATTTTGTTCTTATTTTCTGGGGTTGGATGATGATGCGATTGAGGTTATTATGAAGATGCGGGAAGAGGAGTTACGTGAATCTTTACAAAATCCGGAGGAAGATGAGGTGGATGAGAATGAAGTGCCTGTAGAAATTCCGGCAACAAATATTATTCCAAAGAAGTTGAGGAGGATTGAAATAACTAAAGATTAGTATGGAAACTGCTGCACAACATATTTGTACTCATACGCATACTACTGAGATGTTAGTAGTAAATGGATTGAATAGATATGATCCTACTCGTACGGCATCTATTAGTAATGCTTTTGTACATGATCTGGATAGGCGGTTTGTTGATTTATGTAAGTTAATTCGTCAGGCGATAGTGGATCAAGATTGTTTTGGTTTGGTTAAACAAGAACAGATTACTACGTATGCTGTTTCATCAGGTGGGCGTAAGGACATGGGATTACCTGGACCAAAAGCATTTCAGTTCATGACCAGTCAGGATAAGGTGACTGCGTTTATGGATTGGATTAAAGAACAATCAGATAAAGGCATACTTCAGGTGCGTCAGGTGAGGCAGTTAGGTGAGGCAGCAAACCAGGCCTGGACGGATAAATATATTGAAGATACGTATAAACGTGGAGTTATACGTGCTCGATACGAGATGAAAAAGGCTGGATTTCCAATACCCTCGTTAGAAAAGACTGGTGGAATTCAAGCTTCTATGAATTTACCAATGCACATGGATCGGGTGGGGTTATTATATACTCGAACTTTCCAGGAATTGAAGGGTGTGACTGCTTCAATGGATAGTCAACTTAGTCGTATTTTGGCACAAGGCATGGCAGATGGTGATGGGCCTCGGGACATGGCTCGTAAACTAGTAAATACAATTCAGGGTCCTACAGGCGAATTAGGCATTACGGATAAGTTAGGTCGGTTTATCCCTGCCAAACGCCGGGCCGAAATTATAGCACGTACGGAGGTTATCCGGGCCCATCACGCTGCTACCATACAAGAGTATCGTAATTATGCTGTTGCTGGAGTTAGAGTACAGGCTGAGTTTGCTACTGCTGGGGATGGAAGGGTGTGTCCAAAATGTGCTAGTTTACAGGGTAAAATCTATACTTTGGATGAGATAGAGAACCTTATACCAGTTCACCCGCAATGTCGCTGTATTGCGCTCCCAACAATGCCTGAGGGGACTAAGGTGGATAATACTCCGTTGGAAGAGGGGATTGGGACGGTGGAATGGAAAAGTACGGGAGTAGATCGATCCAATATAGATATAACAAAGGATAAAGATATATTAGAGATCTTATCAAACCCATTAGATAGATTTGTTTTGACTGAGGGATCTTCTCAAACAAGAGCAGATGGTTGGTTAGAAAAATTAGCAAAATTACAGGGATTTGATAAGAAACCGACATTATTTAGTAAGGCGGAATTTGACAAACTGGAAGGGGATATTATATACCGAGGTACATGTAAAAGCGAATTTGTTACTCAGTTTAAGACAGGGGAATATTTTGGAGGAACAGGTATGTTTGGTAGTGGCATGTACGCAGTAGCAGGAGGGGATCCTGGATGGGCTTTTAGGACAGCGGAAGATTATGCTTTGAAAAACAAAGATAATGTAATTCAGTTTAAGTTAAAGAAAGGAGTAAGGATTATTGATTATAATGATATAAATAAGATGGTTTGGGAAGAACTGGCTAATCAAGAAGGGCCGGCGTCATATTCAAAACTGACAGCAGCTGTAAAAAACGGTGTTTTGACAGAGGTAGAAGTAGGTAACTGGTCACGTTTGGAAGTAATGCTGAAGGATCCAGGTAGGTTTGCCATGTTAAAAGGGTATGACGTTATACGAATACCAAACGTCGAAGTAAACAATGGTACATTCTATATTGTTTTAAATAGAACCGCATTAAACGTATTAAAATGACAGCAGAAGATAGTAGAAAAATAGGTCAGATGACATTGAATTCAATGTTTATCAATTTGTCTGTACAGGATCAGTTAGCTTTACGGGATAAGATACATAAAGGTACGATTAAAACATACGCTCAGTTTCTAGAAGCTATGAAACGGTTAATAAAATAAACCATGGAAACTAGTAATCTAATAACATATGTTAATCCATCTACACCATATACTGTGCAGTATAAGATGCATCAAGGTAGAAAATACTTGGTAGTGCCAGTGGTAATGATGGTACCCGGTGTTCATACTGGAAGTCGTGGTCCTTTGTTACATACTGCAGCTGAGTTAAGTAAAAATCCGCAAGGCTGGAATAATATTCCCATCATGATAAGTCACCCACAAGTAAATGGGGTAGATGTGAGTGCTACTGTTCCTGAAGTATTGGTAAATTCAGTAGGTATAGTGCAGAATACGCAGATTGTAAACGGGTCATTAAAAGCAGAAGCCTGGTTAGATGAACTAAAACTTCAGAATATTTCTACTAAGACGTTAGCTATTGTTAAAGCTGGACAACCTTTGGAGGTTAGTACAGGTTGTTTTACTGGGGAAATAAAAACAGGTGGGATATATAATAATAAAAGATACAAAGCAATAGCAGTTAATCTAAGACCAGATCATCTGGCTCTTCTGCCCGACGAGATAGGTGCCTGTTCTTGGAATGCTGGTTGTGGAGTGCGTAATAGTTTAAAAACAAATAAAACTGATGACAATGAAATGAATGAAGAAGAAATCTTACTGCAGAAGCAAGAGGCATACGATTCATTAGCTCAACAGGCATTGTTGGATAATCAGCAGGGTTATATAACAATGTTAGAGCAAGTTCGTAGTAAACTTGATTCTATGGATAATGCAATGAGCTATCACATGCTTGAAGAGATGTATGATGACTTTTTGATTATCCGTGTACGGAACAAGACTGGAGATAATTCAATTGGTTATTTCCGGCAGTCTTATCAATTGGATTCAGAAGGGAATGTAGAATTTCAAGGCAATCCAATTAAAGTTACTCGTAATGTAAGTTACACTCAAGTAAATAACACCAGTGGTGTTCGTCGGACAATTTTTAACAATTCAAAAACAAAAGACATGGCAAATGAAACAAAAAAGCCTTGTTGCCTGGAAAAAGTGGTTGCTTTGATTAACAATAAGGCCACTAAATTTACTGGCGAAGATGAGGCATGGTTAATGACTTTATCTGCAGAGCAACTGGACAAGTTACAACCAGAGGATACAGCTCCTGCTGTAGTTCCACCGGCAGCACCTGCCCAGGCACCTATCGTACCGTCAGTAACTGCTCCGGTAGTAAATGCTCAGACTAAGAAATACAATACACCAGAAGAATTTTTGGAAACGGTTCCCGCAGAATTGCGTGACCAATTTCGTTCTGGATTAGTATTGCATAAGGAACATAGATCTGAATTAGTACAAGCAATTTTGACTAATTCACAACCAGGTGTTTGGACTGAGGCTGAACTTCAACTTCAGGATACAGATATGCTGGAAAAGCTCTCAAAACAGTTTAAACCTCAGGAAAATTATGTTGGTCAAGGTGCAGGAAGGATTTTACAGGTTAATTCTGATAAGAAAGTACGGCCGTTACTGCCAGTAGGAGTTACGGCTACTAGTGCGAAATAATTGAAATGATTAATTTAAAAAATAGAAGTTATGGCAAAGCACACAATTAAGCTCAAAAAGTATGTCAATATTACTAATGAGTATAAGGCAGCTGCCGCAATTACTCCGGGACATCTTATTGAGTTAACTAGTAGTGAAACTGTACAAGTACATTCTACTGCTGGTGGAAAAGCGGCAAAAATCTTTGCTCTGGAAGATGAATTATGGGGCAAAGGTATTGACGATGCTTATGTAGCTACTTATCCAGTACAATGCTGGATGCCTGTTCCGGGGGAAGAGGTTCTGGCTATTTTGAAAAACGGGGAACACGCATACATTGGGTCATTCCTTGAGTCTGCTGGTGATGGGACTTTACAAGTTCATGTACCAGATAGTGGATCTGTTACAAATGTTGGTCTTCAGATAGTTGGTCAAGCCATTGAAGAAGTGGATATGACCGATTCATCGGGAGCAGATCCTACAGGTAGAATTGCAATTCGTATTGTTTAATTTAAGAAAAAGAAAGGAGGTTTATTATGGCAAATGTAAGTATGGATATTATCGGTCTTGGTGGTGCTGGTCAGGGTTCTGTTGCAAAACTGTTAACTCAGAATATGGATACTGGTGTATTACGCCCATTCATTGATGAAGATGGTAAGTGTTACATTTCCACGTATTCCGGTCATGGGGATCGGGGATCGGAAGATAGTTATCAAAGCCAATTAGTGACTAATGCCACTTTACGGCGAGATGAATGGATTCAATTGGACGAAGCATTAATTCCGGTTGCCCGGGAACGTTTGGTGGCCATTCAAGATCTGATTGATAAGAACCTGGTCTACAATCTTGGGAATGGAATGGGAACTACTGTTCTGGAAACTCAGGATATTAGTAACGCTATGGAAGCAGTAATGACTATGGATGGTGTGACCAGAGGGAAGAATGATCGTCCGGAATTCGGAAGTCATTATTTGCCAATCCCTATAATCCATAGCGATTATGAGATTAATGCCCGGGTTCTTTCTACGAGTAGAAATTTGGGAAATCCATTGGATACCACTTCAGCTGCTTTGGCTGGTTTGGCAGTTGCCGAGTATTTGGAAAGTTTGTTGTTCACCCCAACAGCAAATATGTATAAGTTTGGAAACGGAATCATTTACAGTTATATTAATTATCCACATCGGAATTTGGTACCTTTGGACTCTAAATGGAGTAATTCAGGGGTTACTGGAAAGCAGATTGTGAAAGATGTAGCTGCTATGAAGGCTGCCAGTATTGCTGCTAAGCATTACGGACCGTTTATTCTGTATATTCCAACTGCTTATGAAACAATCATTGATGAAGATTATAACGATTACCGTGGTGGAACAATCCGGGCTCGTATTTTGGAAATCAATGGTATTAGTGCGATTAAGATTGCTGATAAACTTCCAGCTGATAACATTTTGTTAGTTCAGATGACTACGGATACCGTTCGTTTGGTGCGTGGTATGGGTTTACAAAATGTATCCTGGGGGGAAGAAGGCAATTTTGTCACTAAGTACAAAGTACTGACTATTCAGGTTCCTCAAATGCGTTCCGATCAGGAAGGTCATTCAGGAATTACTCATGCTACATTTATCGCGTAGCATTCAAATTGATAAATAATCCTAATCAAGGATTTTTATTCTAAAGACATGGAAAGAAAGAAAGTATCTATAGAACCTTTACCAGGAAAAGATTTGAAAGTTGTTTCAACTATAAATCCTGTTTCTGAAAAAGTTTTAAAATCGGCAGAATCAGAAACGGACTTGGTAATTCCTGTTCGTAAGAAATTGTGGTATCGAAAATTGGGTGGGGGTAGTTTGCGGTTTCAAGGGCGAATTATCAAACCAAATGAACGGTTTCAATCGTACCCAGAAGATATTCCAGAGGCGTTTAAAGATTTACTTCAATGCATTGATTCACCAATTGTTCAGAAAGCTGCAGAACTTCCGAAGAAAGTATATGATGTGAAGGAAGTAATATTTGAATTATTGGAAAAAGAATCTGGTAAATGGTTTGTAGTAAATGCTGCTTCTAAGAAGGCATTAAATGAAGTCCCATTAACTTATGAATCTGCGATTGCTTTACAATCTGCAGTAAATGTATAGAAATTATGTGGACAGTTCCAAGAATATGGCCCGGGGAGACTTGCATTATACTTGGAGGGGGTATATCTATGCCGCGGCAATTCAAGGTGCCTGAATCGGTTATTGCATCTGTGATAGCAGGAAAACAAGGTCCAGATGTTTATGCTTCTTATATGGAGTCTGTTTTTATGAGGCATGTTATTGCCGTTAATATGTCTTTTAAGATAAGTGAATTAAGTGATGTATTGTTTTTTGGAGATTCAGGATTTATAAAACGGTTTTATTCTGATATTTTAGCATGGAAAGGATTACGAATATCATGTGCTGATAGAAATCCAGAATGTTCCGGATTAGTACATATATTGAAAAGAGATCAAACTAATAATCGTGGTATTAGTTGGGATCCAACAGCACTTTGTTGGCATGGAAATAGTGGGGCTGCTGCGATTAATCTTGCTGTATTGTTTGGAGCAACAAGAATTATCTTATTAGGATTTGATATGAAACTTGATGAACAGAATAATCAACATTGGCATAAATATTATACTACTCCTGTTAAAGTGGTTAATTCTGTGTTCGATTCGTTTATGAATGGATTTCCAAAGATAGCGTCTGCTTTAATCAATAAGGTAGAAGTGATTAATGCTAATCCAGAAAGTGCTTTAACATGTTTTCCAAAGATGGCATTTCAAGATATTAAGTTATGAAAACAATGGAAATAATATTTGCAATTATAGCAGTTGTTTGGATTATATCTGTTGTAATTCTAAAACGGTATTTAGATAATTTCTTTGGAGGAAAAAAGTAATGAATGTGATTCGTATCATGGGTGGATTGGGGAATCAATTATTCCAGTATGCCTTTGGGCAGATAATGGAAAACCATGGTATGAATGTAGCTTATGATGTATCTTGGTTTGAGAATCATTCCAGTAGTAATATACATCGGGAATATAGGTTGAATGTTTTTGATATTGAAGTTTCAATAAGTGAGTTTCTTTCTCAAAAAACAGTGTATGAAAGAGGGTATAGTTTACGATATTTTGAAATGAAGGATTGTAATTTCGTTGGATATTGGCAATATTTAGATTATTATACGCCTTGTTTAAGTCGATTTAAGAGTATTCTGCAGATAAGGCATATATTTTATACTAAAGAATATCTAACATTAAGAAAACTTATTGAAACTAATTGTACGGTATCTGTACATGTACGTAGAGGGGATTATTTAAATACTCCTGGATTTTGCACACAAAATTTACGGTATTATTTGGAATCTATTATTCAGATACCTGGAAATATATTAATATTTTCTGATGATATTGTCTGGTGTAAACAAATGATTCTTCCAGGGTATTTCAATCGAAAAGTTTTATTTGTGGATTTAGTGGATTATTTATCTTTCGATCTAATGTCCAGATGTACTCATCATATAATTGCAAACAGTAGTTTTTCAATGTTTGCAGCATTTCTAAATCAAAAACCAGAAAGAATAGTTATTTATCCAAAACTGTGGGCTCCAAAAAGAACTTTTCGAGTTCAAGAAAAAATTGCTCATTTACCAAAAGATTGGAAAGCATTATGAAACATGATTTTAGACCATATCTAAATCCAGTATTTATTGAAACTGGATCTTATTTGGGAGATGGTATTCAGGCAGCATTGTATTCTGGATTTTCCAAGGTAATATCGATTGAATTATCTTCTTATTACTATGGAATTTGTAAAGATAGATTTAAAGATGATTCAAGAGTTGAGTTAGTTTTAGGTGATTCGGTAGTAATGCTTCCAGAAGTGATTAAAGACATTCATGAGAGATGTACATTTTGGATTGATGCTCATTACAGTGGTGGAGATACTGCTACTGGAATTATTTCTGTTCCGATGATGGAAGAATTAGAAATAATTTCTAAACATGAAATTAAAACGCATACGATTATAATTGATGACATGCGCGCAGTAGGAGTTGGTGGAAATACTAGTTGGGGAGTTTTGGATAAGAAAAAGATTGAAGAGTTAATTTTATCAATAAATTCTGAGTATAAGATTCGATATGTATTTGGAGTGGAACCAAAGGATATTCTTATCGCAACAATAGATATGTAGTATGTTAATCAAATTGAAAGATATAATAGAGGATTACCATTTGAAGATACAAGGGGTGATTCATGTTGGAGCACACTGGGGAGAAGAATATTGTGATTATCATAAATCAGGAATTAAAAACATGATATTTTTTGAACCAATAGCTTCAAATTATCGTCGATTACAATTGGCTGTTCCACATACGAATAATATACGTACTATTAATGTCGCTTTAGGAAATCATTTTACCAAGATTGACATGTTTGTTGAAACTGCTAATAATGGACAATCTTGCAGTTGTTTAGAACCGGGAACTCATCTAAAGAAGTATCCTGATATTAAGTTTGAATCAAAAGAATTGGTTACTATGGTGCGGTTGGATCAAATTCAGTTTGATAGGACTCAATTCAACATGATTAATATTGATGTACAGGGGTATGAACTGGAGGTGTTTAAAGGGGCAGTAGAAACATTAAAACATATTGATATTATATACACGGAGATTAATTATGAACAAGTATATAAAGGATGTGTTCAAGTAGAGCAGTTAGATTCATTTTTATCTACATTTGGATTTAAACGAGTTTTAACTGATAGAACACCACAAAGTTGGGGGATGCTTTATATTTGAAAAAGAAATAATCATGAATAATCAAGAATTTGATACTGTTGTTTTATGTTTAAAATCTGGAGGTGATTTTCATTTTTCAGATGTGGAATTATTATGCTCTCATCTACATAAACAATATCATGGAAATCGAAAATTACGAATTCTTTGTTTATACGATAAGGTAGATAATGAAACACGTCTATCAGAGGTTACTCTAATCCCAACGTTCAATAAAACATGGCCAGGGTGGTGGACAAAAATGAATTTGTTTGATCCAAGAATGGAAAAGTATCGTCCGTTTTTATATTTGGATTTGGATACTGCAATAGTTCATGATTTACAGGGCATTCTACCTCCACCGGATGATTATATAGATAAGTTTATCACGTTGGGTGGATTTTTTCGGCCAGATACGACTAACGGATTACAATCTGGGATGATGTGGTTTCCAACAATGAATGAAAAGATTAAAAAAGTATGGGAAGCGTGGAATTCGGATCCTGTTTCTATTATTACTGCTATGCATAACAAAGGAGGGGATCAAGGGTTTATTTGTGAAGTATTGAAAGGGAATACTGATTATTGGCAGAAATTCACCAGTAAAATAACTTCTTTCAAGATAAGTGTCGAGGGTAAACGAATATTAACTCAAGTACCATCATACATTTCTGTAGTATGTTTTCACGGGAATCCACGCATTCCATTTGCAGCAACATTGTATGATTGGGTGCAGAAATATGTCAATGGTGAAACTGTTTATAGAATTGGAAAATCAAAAGTAACTGTAATCATTCCTTATAAAACAGATCGTGGGTGGTTACAGGAAGCTATTAATTCGGTACCTCCTGACGTACAGTTATTAGTTAGTCAAGGTGAAGGCAATTGGCCTCAAAATTTTAATAAAGTATTGAATCAAGTTGAAGGGGAGTATGTTAAATATTTGCATGATGATGATATGTTATCTGAAAATTGTATTCGGGATTCAATTAATGTTTTGGAAACTCTTAATGTAGATTTTATTCATGGGATGGCCGTAGAATTACATATGTCTAATGGATCTAATCGAGTATATATTCCACAGGTTAAAAACGTATCTATACAAGATTTGTTAAGTCACAATCATATTCACAGTGCAACAACAATGTATCGAAAAACGATATTTGATAAGTTGGGGGGTTTTGATGAAACGTTAACTAATTCAGAGGAGTATGAATTCAATCTGCGTTGTTTACATGCTGGATATAAATTAGGTTATTGTAATAGTATTTTGGCTTATTATAGAAGACATGATAAACAACAATCTGTACTATTTAAAAATCAATTACAGCAAACAAGTTTAGAAATTGCCAATAAGTATAGAAATGAACGATAAATCACAATATCCAATCTTTGTTACCGGAATTGAACGTTCCGGGTGCAGTTTAATTGCAAAGATTATTTCTATGTCTGGAGTTTTTACTGGGCAATGCACTTCCATGCAAGAAAATCTTAAGATTAAAGAGTTTCTTGATGAGTATTATTATAGTATAGAAGCAGATATACGTGGGCAATACCCATTACCGTCAGAAAAATTAATGATTCCTGTTGATTGGAATGAACGGATTTATAAATTAATTCGATCTGAAGGTTATTCAAAAGATAGATTATGGTTATATAAAAGTAGTCGAATTGCACAAACTTGGTCAGTTTGGAATTATACTTATCCAAATGCTAAATGGATTATAGTTAGACGTAGAACAGCTGATGTATTACATAGCTGTTTACATACTGATTATATGAATGCTTATGGTGATAAGATAGTTCAACAATCAGTAGGGGTTGATTCTGAACGGGAAGGTTGGTTGTGGTGGGTTCATGAGCATGAAAAATTATTTGTAAAAATGATAGAAACTGGATTAAATGTGAAAGTAGTGTGGCCAGAACGAATGGCACATGGAAATTTGGAGCAAATATATGACATGTTAGAATGGTTGGGATTATCTTGGAATACTGGAATTGTGAAATATTTAGAAACTCGTTTGTTTAAACATATTGATAATGAGAACAACACCAGCAGAAGTTTTGTTAGTAATGGATAATGTTACGTTATCTGATACTATTGTGAATACTTATATTTTGGCGGCTAATAGGATGGTAAATAACATTCTGGGAGTGAGTACAACAGATCCTATTTTGATTGAAATTGAAAGATGGTTGGCGGCTCATCTAATTGCTATTACTCGAGAACGTCAAGCAAAAAAAGAAGGTGCTGGTGGAGCATCTATTGAATATGCTGGAGAGTTCGGCATGGGTTTATCCAGTACTAGTTATGGACAGATGGTAATGACTTTAGATAATACAGGATTAATGGCATCCACCAATCTAAAGGCAGCAAGTATTCATGCGATTAAAGAATTTGAATAATGAGTATAGAAAGTTTTATCAGGAAAGTTTGCGTTCAAACGGCAGTTTACTGGGGATCTCCTGTTAATTTGGGGGCTGGTAGAATGAGTTATACTGATCCTGTTGAAATCAAATGTCGATGGGATTATAAAACCAGAACAGTATTATCTCAGAATGGGCAGGAGATTAATACGGATGTGACGGTATTAGTTACAGAAGATTTAGATTTAGGAGGATATTTGTTTTTAGGAACTTTGGATGATTTGACAGATTCTAATTATATATTAGAATCAGGACAAATTTACCCAACTCCAGATCAAGTGGAAACAGCCTATGAAATATTAACAGTAAGTAAAGTTAGTATGATAAAATCATTAACTCAATTTGTTAGAACAGTAAGTTTAAGCACGTATAAAGTATAGAATGAAAAAATCAGTTGAACTAATTGGAATTGAGGATGTTCTTAAGAATATAAATAAAGAATTCAAAGCTATGCAAATTCGTATTTTTTCGGGTTTGATAGTAAGTGCTATTATTGTGCGTAGAAGTATGGAAGAAACAGAACCCTTGATTCCAATTGATTTAGGTAATTTACGGGCTAGTTGGTTTACGGTGACCCGGTTAGAAGCTCCAGTAGTTACAATGGCTTTTATTGGTGATGATGCTGCTAAAATGGCTATTGATCATGCCATTTCAATTACTGACGCTAAACAAGATGTAGATCAGGATTCTGACCCAGTATTAATTTTAGGATTTTCAGCAAATTATGCTTTATGGGTTCATGAGATGGTTGATGCAATATTTCAACGTCCTGGAGCCGGGGCAAAGTTTCTTGAAGCAGCATTAAAACGAAATAAAAATGCAATTTTGCGAGCAATTGCGGATAGTGCAAAAATACAATAAAAATGAATGCAACAAGTATTGATATAAAAGATATATTGGAAGCCGAAAGTAATTTAGGATTAATTTTTGGTCAAAATTTATTTGTAGGAAAACAGCCATCTCTTCCAAATAATACTGTTGTTATTTTTGACACTCCTGGGAGTCCACCAATGTTGACTTTAACTCCTGGAGAGAATTATTTTTATGATTCTGTTCAAATAAGAATTCGGGATAAAGATTATTTGACAGGTTATCAATTAGCTCAAATGATAATGATATCATTACATGGTCGGGCACAAGAAACATGGAATGGTACATTATATTCTGTTATCTATTGTTCCAGTGGTCCTGCTCTATTGGAATGGGATAGTAATAACAGAGCCGTTATAGTTATTAATTTTGAAACACAAAGGAGGTAACAATTATGAGCAGCAATGCTATTTCAGGTATGGGAACCAAGTTTTATCGATGGAATGTCGGTACGGGTACTTGGGATGTACAATCGGAAATTACTTCTGTTGATGGTCCTCAAAAAACCAGAGCAACAATAGAAGTAACTGCGTTAGATTCTGAAGGAGGTTATGAAGAGGTTATTCCAGGACTTCGTAAAGGAGGTACTGTAGCATTATCAATGAATTTCACAAGAAGTACATTTAATACTATGAATGCTGACTTTGAGAGTGACGTACGACAGAATTATTGTGTAGTTTTTCCGGATCCTTTGTTGACAACTGTAGAATTTGAAGGGTATGTAGTTGAATGTCCTTTATCTACTTCAGTTGGAGATAAAGTGTCTGCAAATGTTAGCATTATGGTGACTGGGAAACCTATCGTTTACGATGGGGATTCTGGAGGTCCTACTATTGATCCTACTGGAACGGATTGGTGGGTAACTCCATAATCTACAATTTAATCCTAATCAAGGATTTTTTGTTTTTTGAAAAATAATTTTTAAAAAAATAATCATGATACGATTTCTTAATTATGAAGGTAAAAAGCTTCCTGTTAGATTATCTTACTTTGCTATGGCTCAACTTCAGGCAGAACAAGGAGCAAAGTATAGTATTGAAAATCTAACAGATGATTATTCTGTTTATGAATCTTTATTGTTTTATTCATTGGAATCTGGATATATGTATCAGAAAAAATCGATGCCTTATACCCGGGATCAGATGCGTGAGATTTTGGAAGAATGCTTTTTTGAATTTCTTTCATATATTCCAGAATTTTTAAGTACTCAAAAATCAAACAAAGAACAAACAAAAGAAAATCAGAAAGTTGAAGGTGAATCAAAAAAGGGGATACCCCGAAAACCTGGTTCGGAATAATAATGTCTTTAGATTTATCTGAATTATGTGGTAATGCAATTGCAAAATTACATATATCTGCTTTTGATTTTTATGATTTGATTCCTGTTGAATTTATACATGCTATTGAAGTTTATAATGAAACGTGTAAGAATGATATTCAAACTCAATATGAAGTAGCTCGTTGGCAAACACGTCATATGTATTTTATGCAAGGAAAAATTGCTAAGAATTGGATTCAGGATGTTAAAGATATTGAAAAATTTCCATGGGAACAAGATACAAAACAAACGGTGGAAGATATGAAACTAAAGTTATTAAATAGTTTTTCGTCATTTTCATTTGGAAAATTAAAAAAGAAATAATAATAAGTTATGAATATTGGTGAATTGACTGCGAAAATTCGAGCAGATATTGGACCTCTTCAAGAAGGTATGGCGGGAGCTGAAAAGGCGGTTCACGATGCTGGAAAAACTATGTCTGATGAATTCTATAAAGTAGAAAATCAAATAAAAAAAGTTGGACAAACCATGGCTTCTGTGGGAAAGAAAATGAGTTTATTTGTTACTACTCCAATAGTTACCGGGTTAACTATGGCTTTTAAAAGTGCTTCTGATCTAAATGAGAATATTAATAAAACAGAAGTGGCTTTCAAGGATGCTTCGGATGAAGTAAAAGCTTGGAGTAAAACTACTTTAGTTTCGTTTGGGTTGGCTCAAAGTTCTGCGTTGGATGCTGCTTCTTTGTATGGAGATATGGCTACCAGTATGGGATTAAATACAAAAGAAGCTGCTAAGTTATCTATGGCTTTAGTAGGTTTAGGTGCAGATTTATCTTCATTCAAAAATATTGGAATTGAACAAGCCCAAACAGCCTTATCGGGGATTTTTACTGGTGAAACGGAATCATTGAAACGGTTGGGTATCGTAATGACTGAGACAACATTGAAAGAATATGCTTTTAAGACAGGAATTACAAAAAGTATTGATTCAATGACTCAGGCTGAAAAAGTTCAGTTGCGATATAACTATGTAATGAGCGTGACAACCAACGCTCAGGGGGATTTCTTACGAACTTCTGAAGGTGCTGCTAACCAAATGCGATTGTTTAAAGAGTCTTTGAAGGAGACCAGTGCGGCATTTGGATCAGTATTACTCCCAGTAATTACTCCGGTAATAAAGAAGATAAACGAACTTATTCAAGTTATTGGAAGATGGGATACGGAAACTAAAAAAATTGTATTAACTGTAGCTGCTGTGGTGGCGGCAATAGGGCCTTTACTTACTGGGTTGGGTTATACAGCCATTGGATTGGCAAAAGTTTCTGCGGCAGTAAAGTTTTTATCTGTAGCAATTGCAGCTAATCCAGTAGGCGCGTTGTTGACAGGAATAGGAGCGGCAGCATTGATTTGTATTCCAAGTTTTATTTCATGGATTAAAGAAACCAAAGCTATGCGAGATCAAATATTGGTTTCTATTGAACCTATGAAACAATATGCTGAAGCTTTTGGAACTATTGATTTAGCTGTTGGAAAAACAAATAAATCATTGGATTTATTAACACTTAGTCAATTAAAACAAGAATTGAAAGATGTTAATATGGTTCTTAGTGGTCGTGGAGTTATTTTAGGAACGTTAAGTGATGCTCAGCGAAAAGAAACAGAAACCGTTCGAGCTTCTTTACAAGCAGAAATAAATCTTAGAGAAAAATCAAATTCTCAGATGGATTTATCAACTGCCAGTTATGATAGTTTGAATGCTGCTATTGAAGCAAACAATAAGATAATCAATGCTTCTAATGATCCATCTATTATCGCTTCATTAAGAAGTAAAAATAAAGTATATCAAGATAGAATAACTGTTTTGGATACTTTAGGTGTTTCTATTGGATCTTTGGAAAGGATGGAAAGAGAACAAAAACAATTAACTGAAAAATTAAGTATTGCAACTACTCGTAGTGAAATAACACGGATTCAAAGTTTAATTGATAAAAAACAAAAACAAATAGATCTTGAAAAATCAATTCGTGGTGAGAATGTAGGAATAAGCATTCCATTGGCTAATGTAAAACCATTAATTACACAAGTAAATAATTATTCTGATGCTCAAAAAGAAGCTATTAAAAATGCCGCTACTTTTGGATGGACATTGGATAATGCGGTTTTAAATCCAATTAAAAAATTAAAAGATTTGGGGCAAGATGGTGGATTTGCTTTAGATATAAATGGAATTTTTTCAGATTTAGAAGCAGGGTCAGAAAAGGCGTCTAATATGTTAATTGTTTTAAAAGAGAGTTTACGTGGATTGGGACAACAACTTTCTCAAGGAGCTGATAGTTGGGCTGATTTTGGAAAAGCTGCTGCTAATGCAATTCGTTCTACAATTTTAGGTTTGATTGCAGAAGGTATAGCAGCAGCAATTACTCAGACCCTTGCTGGTCCTTCTGGAAAACTGGGACCAATTGGGGTAGGGATTGCGGCATTAGCAGGATCTTTAGCAGCGGGTTTATTAGGCACTGCTATTCCCAAGTTTGGTAAAGGAGCTTATGTAGATACTCCAACTGTAGCAATGGTAGGAGATTCTGTGGATAGAAAAGGAGAATGGATTCTTAATAGTGAACAAATGAAAGGAGTTTTGACGGCTCCTATTGCAGCATTAACAAATAGTTTTCAATCAATTGTGGATCTAATTAGTCCAGAAAATATTAGTAAAAATAATAGTAGAATAAATGCTTCTAATTCTCAAGTTCAAACAGTATTATCCACTATAGGAACGGGCGGTGGGGTATTGACTTGTGAAGTAGATGGTCGAGCTTTGAAATTTATTCTAAATAATGAAGAAAAATTCTTAAAAAGAAATTAATGGCTGGAATAAAATGCACATTCTTTGATGAATTTCATGTCCAATGGGATCTTAGCATTGGAACTACTAATCATTTCCATGTTAAGTTAGGAGTTCCCGCTATTAAAGTTAGATGGGCCGGAGATGAATTAAAATCAATTGTAGGATCAGAAATTACAATCAATGTAGTAACTGATGAAGATTTAAGTTTTTTTAATCAAGCTAATTCTGGAGATTACCATGTAACATTAGTTAGAAAAGATTCTGAATTTTTTGAAGGTCATATATGGTGGCAAGGATTCGTTTTACCCGGAAAATGTAGTCGTCAGTTGCAATATATGCCCACTTATACTATAGTAGCATCAGATAGATTGGGGACGTTAAATGATATACCTTATTCAGCATATCATTTAAATGAAACTATTGCATATGAAGGTATGTTAGATGCTATAACTATAATTGGAAAAGCGTTAAGTTGGTCGGGTTTGGAATGTCCTTTACGATGTGCTGTTAATTTATTTGAGATTAATATGGATATGGCTGATGACCAAGATCCTCTTAAACAAACATATTTAGAACAATTATGTAATGCAACTTCTGAGTTAATTCCTGGTAGTTGTTATTCTATGATTGAAAAAATATTAAGAGTTTTTAAGGCACGGTTATTTCAATCAGATGGGTGGCTTTGGATTCAACGAGTAGTAGATATGGGAGATCCTACTATTGAATATAGGCAATTTATATTGGATAGTGGGGAACCTTATCCTATTCCAAATGGAAGTTACGTTCCTGAAATTGTATTAAACCAATCAGATTGTGCAGTATTAACTATTGCAACGGCTGAAACATTGCCAGAATATCGACAAATTACGGTTATTGAAGATTTTAATAAAAGACAATCATTATTTACTGGATTTTCATTTCCAAAATATGAATTTGTAAGTGATGATGATCCAACTCCAAGACATTGGAGTATTTCTTTAGGATCAAAATTTATTCGACGACGTTCTGGTGATAATTATTGTATGTCTTGTGAATCAAGATATAATCAGGATGGTTTTGCAGAAAGTTGGTATTTGATGTCTCCAGAAGTAGAAGTTAATGCTGGAGAAATATTTATATTACAATTAAATTGTGGATTTTTTTATAATTCTGGAACAGATACTGGAGTTACTGGAAATGGAATTAAGATGGAATTATCTGTTAATACTCATATTGGAACTACTATTTATTTTTGGAATGGTATTTGGACAGATGGTTCAGATGGGGTACGAGGATCTACTCGGTTTTTTTCAAGTCAATACGACCCTCCAATTGCTACATCTTATGATAATTTACAAAAACTTGAAATAAAAATATCGGCATTACCAGCAGGAGGTACTTTACGGTTAATTATATATGATCCAGGATATTATGGAGTTAATGGAAAAAAAGCTACATTCTTTTTAGATGATGTAATTCTTTTACATGCTTCCGCAGATGATGGAGGAGTTACTTATGCGGAAACAAAAGAAACTGTTACATTAATAAATTATAGTAATAATATTGATGTAGAATATGTATTAGGATTGAGTGATCCTAATGATTATTTATCTTCTCTAAATACTGAGGCTGCGTATCTTGGTGGACTTTATGTACTTGGTGAAAAAAGTGAATATTGGTGGAAAAAAGGAGAATCGGATAAAATCAAAAGATTAGCTGAATGGATTATAGATGGTTGGGAAGATAATGAATTTCCTACTGCTGTATTTCGCGGAGTTGTGCGTGCTAATATGAATTATCATAATACGTTACAAGTTCCTTGGATGGGTAATATTAAAGTATTACCTATGGATATGGAATTTGATGTAGCAAAGGGACAGTGGTCCGGAAATGCTTATGAGATTAAAGGTATAATGGTTCCAATTAGTGATACTACTGATACTAAAACTAAAATGGAATTAATTACCGAAAATGCAACAAAATATAAAACTTCTTCTTCTTCTGCTGCTGGGGGTGGGGGGTCTTCAAATGGTTTAAAATCAATGGGAGCATTGATTAGCCCATTTGACCGGGATACTGTTTCTCATGAAGTATTTCCGGTAAATAGAATAGATTGGATGCATATTGGTATTAGAGATCCAGCATTGGTTACAGAAACTCATCCAGATTATCGACAAGAACGGGCTCTTTCTACTTTTGATGTGATTGGATCTATTGGAAGAACTATTGACGAAAAAACAGCTATTTCAAGTCAAGTAATTCTTTTAAGTGAGTATGATTACATGGTATTAGTCAATGCTTTTTGGGGACCTATGTATATCCAATTACCATTATCCAGTACCTGTAATAGAAGGATATATGGAGTAAAGGCTATTAATATAGATTCTCATCCAATATCTATGTTGGCAAGTATAGATAGTCAGATGGATGTTATTGAAGGGGCTGATTCTAATGGAGAACTTGCTTTTACTGAAGAAGGTCAAACTATTTGGTTTCAATCAGATGGGGAACAATGGCATATAGTGGGGGAGTCCGTTCCTGGAGGTTGTAATTGGAAAAGAAATAATATTAATCATGAGCTTTCTCCTCGAGTGGATGATGATTGGGTTCATGTAGGTATTGAAAATCCTGAAACTGCGGATTCTGAAGATTTAATAAATCAGAAAGCACTCTCTACATTAGACGTAATTGGATCTTTTGGAAAGTCAATTAAAACAATATTTGCGGATTCTGATACTTATGTATTAGATGATTTTCTTAGTGTGGTACTGGTGGATTCAAGTGATGGACCAATTACTGTGGTTTTACCAGATGCCGTTACTTGTAAACGTAGAATATATACTATTAAAGCCATTAATGTAACTAATGAAATAACAGTAATTAGTAATGGTGGTAATATAGAAGATTTAGGATCTGGGGCGGTTATTATTTACCGTGAAGTAAATCAAGTATATTCTTTTCAATCGGATGGCGTTCAGTGGTGGATTATTTCGTTTGGAGATTGTTTATGGAAACTGGAAATAGATGGGAATTCAGAAGCTCATAATAGATTACATCCCCGGGATATAAATAATTATGTTGGAATTGGAATTGAGTTAGCACAATCTACTCTTGATGTAGAAGGCTCCAATGGTAGAAGTATTGAACGGGTTAATATAGATACTTCATTAGATGAAACTCATTATTTTGTATTAGTAGATGCTTCTGCTGCTCCGGTAATCATTACTTTACCAAATGCAATTAACAGTACTCGAAGAATTTATGGAGTAAAAGCCGTTGATATTACTTATGAAGTTAAAGTAATTAGTGCTTATGGAAGTATTGATGATGTAGCTGCTGGAGATGGAATTGTATTTACTACTAAATATCAAGAATACTTTTTTCAATCAGACGGAGTTCAGTGGTGGTTAATAGGAGGTTCTTCAGGAGGAGGAGAATGTAATTGGGATAGAGATGCCGTGGATGGAGAATTATATCCTAAGGTTTTAACGGATAAAGTAGGTGTCGGAGTAGCTTCTCTTTTATCCACTTTTGATGTGGAAGGTTCACATGGAAAGAGTATAGTAACAGTAACGGACAGCCTCAGTTTAAATATTGGGCATTACACAGTTCTTGTCAATGCTTTAAACAATGTGTGTATTATTACATTACCGAATGCCGCTACGTGTAAACGTAGAATATATATAGTAAAAGCAATTGATATTACTTATTCAGTTACCGTGATTAGTGCGGGAGGAAATATAGATGATATTGATGCCGCTGTAGGAGTAGAATATATTACAGAAGGAGAAGTTCGTGGATTTCAATCGGACGGAGTTCAATGGCATACCATTTATATGATATCTTCTAATTTACCAGTAAAAGCATTTAAAACAATTGCCATAGATCCTGAAATATCATGTACTTGGGATGATTTAGCGGTGACGGCTTCTTATTATAATGATACATTGAATTTATTTAGTGGAGCAGGAATGAGTCTTATTGCGGATGCTCAAACAAAATCAATTAGATTTATTTGTAATATAGCAGAACAGATTCAATCTGATTGGGCACAAACAAATTCTTTGGCATTGGATTATATTAAGAATAAACCAGAAATATTTGGAGAATCTATTAAGAATTTTGAGCTTATTGATGTTTCTATGGAGCAAGAAATTGATGTTACTACTTATGCTAATGATTTTAGAATATTAGATATTGTAATTACATTAAAATCTGGAGTTGCCGGAATAATAAAAGTAGGTTTAACTTATGGTGGACAAGATGTTATTGTGGAAACAAATGTAGATGATTTAATTATAAATGATCCGGTTTCAATATACTGTGGAAAAGTTTTTCCTATTACTACTTCTGAAACTATTGTATATTTTGATTTAGGATCAGATTCAGAAGTATTGTTTGATATTAATCTTACTTTAATTCGTTATAAGTCATGAAAAAAATAATATTGTTTATATTTTTATTGTTATGTGTAGGGTCTGGTTATTCTCAGAATAGTAATTTTTCTAAGATATTTTTGGAAAAGTTTACAGAATTTAAACATAATTCTGTTATTCCATCGGCTCCAAACAATGGACTTCGATTGTATGAACGAAATCATGATATGTATGTAATAGATAGTACCGAATTAAGTCGTAAATTATTAACTCAAATATTGGCTAATTTGGAAGTAGTAGCGGATCCTAATGGAAGTTGGATTAAGATTAGTGCCGATGATGGAAGTAAAGATTCTATATTTCTTGAAGAAGGAGATAATATTTCAATTACTATTGCAAAACCTGATTCTATTACTATTTCAAGTACCTCAGCGGGGGCTACTTATACACTTTCTGTGGAAACAGGAGTTGGTGGAGCATATGTAAAAATATTGGGTTCTGATGGAAGTAAAGATTCCGTAAAATTAGCAGCGGGAACTAATATGACCAGCATAGTACGTACGGATGCTAATACAATGACGTTTAATGCGGCTGCGGGTGGAAGCGGAGCCACTTATACAATGCAAGTAATTGAAGCTGCTAATGGAGCATATGTAAAAATATTGGGTTCTGATGGAAGTAAAGATTCTGTTTTATTGTTAGAAGGGGCTAATATGACTATGGATATATCTGGAGATCATATAATTTCATTTACGGCTTCTTCTCCTCCTCAGTATTGGCAACGCACTTCTACCACTTTAACTCCAGCAACTGCTGGGGATATTATAAGTGATGGAACTGCTACTTTACATTCAGGAATATTAAATCAAGCAAATATAAATTTAACTGCTCCAGGAACGGATCATGGATGGTCTGGAGTAACTATTTCATTACCAGCCGGTGAAACAGTAGCTTTTGGACAAGTAGGATATTTAGGATCGGGAGGAAAAGTTTTATTAACTGATGGAGATGCTTATTCTACATCATGTGGAACTTTTGTTGCTTTAGGATCCGGAAATGATGGGGATGCTGTATTATGGTTGATTTATGGATTAATACGTGATGATGATAGATATAGTTTTACTGCCGGGAATCCTTTATATTTAAGTGGTATCGGGGGAGCGGTAACTGCTACTATTCCGGTAGCAGTGAATGCGGTATCCCAATATATGGGTATGGCAATTGCTGCTCATATTATATTGTTTAAACCAGAACTTGCTAATGCAGAAATTAAATAGAAATGAAAAAATTGATATTTATATTTTGTTTGTTTTTAATAAATATTGAAGGATATTCAGTAAGTAGATATTGGGTAGTTTCAGGAGCTACTCCCACAGGTACAGGACTTTGGTCAGATATAAATCATTGGTCCACAAGTGATGGAGGAGCTGGAGGTTCCAGTGTTCCGGATGCTACAATGGATGTTTATTTTACGGCTGCAAGTTTTAATGGTTCAGGTCAACGGTGTTCTGTAAATTCTACAGCATATTGTAAATCCCTTAATGCTTCAACTGTAGATGATACAGGATGTAGAATAGATGGTTATTCTACTTTAACTGTTTCTGGAAATATTACATGTTGTTCTAATTTTTATCTTTCAGTATCTTATGTATTAGTTAACGCTAATAGTGTTATTACTTCTAATTCTTCACAGCAATGTGGATCATATTTACAGATTAATGGTTCTGGAATTACTGTAACTTTGGGGGATTCCCCAACGTGGGTAAATACTATAATATATCTATATAATGGAACATTTGATACTAATGGTTTTAATTGTCAGTTTGCTTCAATAATGACGCAAACGGGGACTAAATCATTAGTAGTATCTGATAATACCATTACTTTGGTATCATGGTACAACAATGCCCCTACAGGATTTACTTTTAATCCAAATACTTCAGTTGTTGAATTTAAACCCGCTACTACGGGATACTGTATTTATGGAGGTACTGGGGTAACTACATTTTATGATGTATTATGTACTGGGACTAATACTTGTTCTCAGGGATTACAATTGGCAATAGGTATGACCATAACTAATAATTTTACAGTGGTTGGATATAATGATACTTATGCCAGATGGTTTTTATTTTCATCCATATTTGGAACGAATAGAACAATAACGGCAGCAAATGTATCTATACAATATGCTGATTTTGAAAGTATTACTGGAGCAGGAACTGGGGATTGGGATTTAACTGCAGAATTATGTGGTAATGCCGGGGATAATTCTGGAATTACTTTTGTAGCCGGACAAACCAATTATTGGCATGAGGGCAGTGGATCATGGAGTAATGCAGGTAAATGGTTCTTGGGTCCAAATGGGACCGGAGGAGCGGGCAGAGTTCCTTTACCACAAGATAATGCTATTGGAGATGGAGATTCTTTTGATGGGACTTCTACTATAACTATTGATATGCCTTTGTTAGGAACAGATATTGATTTTTCAGCTGTAGATCAGACTCTTAGTTGGTATGTTAATCTATGTAATACTGAAAATATTAATTTAAAAGTATTTGGAAATTACTTATTAAACGGCCAAATTACTCAAAGTTATTCAAAGTATTATTCTTTAGTATTACATAAAGAAGGTACTTTGAATATGTATTTTGGTTTGGGTAATTATTACAATGTAACAATTGAAGGAGTTAATTCTGGATCTATACAAGACGCAGAATTATTATCTAATGTAGTTATGAATAATGGATTTTTGATGCAATATGGTAGAAATTTTGATTCAAACGGTTATAATATTACTTGTTCTGCTGCTGCGGTATCTAATGCAGGTTCCCGAAATATTCAATGGAATAATAGTACTATTACAGTTACTGGAATATCTGGAGTGGTATTAAGTAGCGGGACAACAGGTACTCATAATTTTGGTACTTCTACTTTTGTAATTGCTCCAGTTTCCGGGGCGAATGCCGTAACTTCACAATATCAAGGAGTTAGAAAATTTTATAATTTTGTTTGTGGTGGAAACCATTCGGGAACTATTGATGTAAATATAGGAGGGGGGACTACTACAAATTATGTAGATTCTTGTTATTCTTTTAGTATTGAAAAAGGTAGAAAAGTACGAATTAGATCCACAGATACTTGGGTAGTTGATAATTTTACAGCTACAGGAGAATCTGGATCTGGAATTACTTTAAAATCAGTTACTGCAGGTTCTAAACATCATTTTATTAAAAACATTCCAGGAGACGTAACTTGTGATTATATGACAATAACAGATTCTGATGTAAAAGGATATTTTGGAGCAAAATCAATCAATAAAAAATTATTTGCAAATGTAAATAAAGCAAATGGAATTCCTTATTCTTCAATAAAAACATTCAATCGAATTGGATATTCATGGAATTGGTACGCTACTCATAGTACTGGAAGTAATACTACTGGATGGATAATAACTCCTTAAATAAAACATATTATGAAAAAAATATTATTTGTAATCTTATCAATTTTTCTTTGTGCTACTACATTTGCACAGGAACATTCTGTTAAACTTGAAAAAGTTACAGGAACCGGGAAAACTCAACGTGGAAAAATCACAGTAATTCAATTTATTCCAGATACGGTAATTAACGGTAAAATAATGTATTTTAAAGAAATTGATAGTACCTTTAGGTATTATAAAGAAAAACAAATTGAATTAAAAGCAGAAATAATAAAACAAGTAACCTTGGTTGCGGATACAACTATTTCCACGGCAGAAATGATTAAACGAATTGAACAATTGCAATACAAAGTAGATTTACTAAAGAATGCTTCTAATGAATTTAACCAATGGAAAACCATTAGAGCAGAACGAAAAAAATATTAACTTATTAATTTTATAAGCCATGAGTGAACATGAAATTGAATTCTTACAAAAAATGGAAGCTTTATATAATAAAATGAAAAAAACTTCACATAATGTGATGGTAATTATTAAAGTATCCGTTGGGATTATAGTAACTGTTGGGGGAATTGTGATTGCCCAAGGATTTTCAACTTCCCGAGAATCTTCAAAAGCTGTTACTGCTTTAAAATCAGTTTCAGATACTCAGACTTTAATGTATGAAGTATTTAACACTCAAATCTCTGATATTAAAGCAAAGGCCAGTGAAGATAAAATGGAGTTGAAAAATAATATTGAATCAAGTAAAAGTGAATTACAAAGACAATTGGATTTAATTATGAAAGATCGTAAACTAACAGAGAGAGGAGGTACTAATGAATATAAATGGAAATAAAACCAGCTTTAAAAAGGAAAACAAAGGAAAGCCAACTCCCCCTTTTTGGAAAAAAGTAGGAAAGGGATTAGTTTGGGCTATGCCAATTGTTTCTGCAACTCTTGTAACATTACCTATTCCATCTATTTTGGTAAAAGGGTTGTTAGTATTGGGAGTAAATTTATTATTAGCTTTGGGCAAGGAATTAACCACATATACATTTAATCCTACAAAAGTTCCTCCTACATATAATCCGGAAAAAGAAACGACAAAGTAATTTTTTTATTTATTAATCATTTTTAAATTCTTATTATTATGGACAAAGGATTTTTCTCCTCTAAAACACAAGAATGGGCTATCGCAAAAGTGAAAGACCTCTTGAAAGATCAAAAACCAATGATGGTTTTATTCATTGTATTAGCTATTAAAGCTATCTTTTTGTATGCCGATGATAATTTGGCAGAAAATAAAGTACCGGCAGAATTAACGGCAAAATGTCGTGAATTTTTTGACGCTTTAATTGATGGTAATGTAGATACCATTTTAGTTTTGGGCATGGATTTAGTCGGGATAATATACGAATTAATTAAGGCAAAAAAGGATGCCGTTACTTCAGAATAAATGTATTACCGATTTAGCAGAACTTCCGAAGCCCGATTGTTGACTTGCGATTATCGTTGGCAAAAAATAATGAGATTAGCAATTCAACGATCTGTCATTGATTTTGGGATTGCCTGTGGTCATAGATCAGATGCTGAACAACAAGCTGTTTATGCCGCCGGTAAATCTGAAAAAGATGGAGTTGTTAACAAAAGTAAACATCAGACTAATCCCTCCATTGCCATTGATGTATATGCATGGGTTAATGGAAAAGAAAATTGGGAATTAGTTTATATGGCTTATTTAGCTGGATTATTCCGTAGTATTGCTATAGAACTTGGATATTCAATCCGGTGGGGAGCAAACTGGGATAATGATGGAGAATTGTTAACTGATCAAAAATTTCAAGATACGGGACATCATGAATTAATTTAGTTGCTTTCTGAAAGGTGGTGTTTAGGCGGGAATGCATTTTATGAGGATGCTTCCCGCTTTTTTATTAGATCGTATTTGTATTCTTTTTTGAAGTTCTTTAAGTTTTCGGGCTTTTACTTCCAGTTCAACTTTCATTGACTTTTGATGTTTATAGGTTAATGTAGTTCCATATTATTAAATTTTGTGTTCCAAAATTGCAATACGTTCTTCAAGTTCCTGTATTTTACTCCATAAACGATGAATTTCTTCGTCATTTGAAGATCGTTGCTGTTCATACGATATCTCACCGTTTATCTCACCGTTTATCTCAGCGTTTATCCCATCGGTTACGTTCGGATAATAAATTCCGTGCGAGTCATATCCACCTATCATAATTTATTAATTTAAATGGTTAATATTAAGTTTATACTATTCATTTGTGATTTCATTTTTCCCCTCATCTTCTTCTGGTAGTTTAGGAGTAAACCATTCTAACATTTTATTGGTTAAGGTGCCCACCTTTTTATTCAAATCTGCAATAATAACCTGGAGAGCTTCTACTCGCATCTGATGCTGGATAATTAAGGCTTCGTCCAGGTTAACACACACAGTACGACCAGATTCAGAATTCCAGGTGGTTTGTAATTTATTGGGAAGGCAATAATTATCAGTACTTACAATGCTTACAGCTCCTTTAATTCTCATCTTATCATTGTCCTCTAATTCCAGTCTTTCAACTGGATAACTTAGAATTTCATTAACAGTCGGAACATAGACTAAATCTCCGATCCGGAGGGATTGAATTGTTTTACTCATGGTTTTATTATTTGTATTACTGAAATGTCTAAATAATATTCCTCATCGGCAAATCGTACCCATTCACCCCTTTTGTCGCCTCGGTTTAAGTCAATAACATATCCATGACGGTTACCGGGAAGTATGGTGAATGGAATACTTTTATCTGGCCTTTCAGATACCATTCCTGTCAGATATTCATAAAAATCACGTATCATCTCTTGCTCTGGCCGAGGTTTATCTATCCAAGGAACAGCAACTAAATCTAAATCACGGTTCATACTACCGTTAACGAGTAAATTATACCCGTATTCTTTAGCAATTAGTTTTAAATGCTCGTAAAACAAACAATATAATCCGGGTTTAATTGAGATAATTTTACTCATGGTTTTGCTTGTTTAAGTACCAAATTCCAATATTGTTTATCGTAACTATGACAGTTATTTTTGATCTCAATAACCGTCTTTATAACACACTCGTGTGTTGACTTTTCGTCTTTGCAAAACGGATATAACATATTATATATTCGCTTGTATTCAAGAAAGGCATTTCTTTCTTCGCTCATGGCTCAATTGTTTTAATGGTTTTAATTACGATCTTCTAATTAATATTTCAGCCCCTTTGTGTTTTTTACTGTCGGATAATCTCCAGTATGTTTGCTTTTCAATTTCATCCAACGTAAATATTTTATCGTTAGCTATAATTTTAACAAACCCAATAGGGACAATCCATTTTAACAAAAATCTAAATATATTATTCATGGCTTATCTTCGTTTTTTAGTGTTTTTTGTTTAGTTTGATCATCCTTCCAATTCTCGTAACACTTTTGACAACAAAAATCAAGAGTTACTTTATTTCCAGTTCTAACCGTTTTCCACGAATCGTTTTTATTTAGCCATCTTCTTAATGCTGATGCTGTTTTTTGGTGGTAAGACATTTCAAATTCTTGGCACCAATCACATTCTACCATTACTCCTAATCCCATTGTTTTACCTCCTTACTCATCCACACCAGATATTTCACCGGCTGTTTGTTTTCATTGAGATAAATGAAAGTGTTAAAAAGTTCTTCACGAGTTAATAAACCATTTTCACCTAACCCGCTTATTACAACCTCATATCCTTTCATCCAGAAAACCGTATAGTCGTACTGATAGATAATATCCCATGATTTTACTGGTTTTGATTTTCCAATAGAAGATCTGAGTAATAAATCGGTGAGTATCGAATCAGATATGTGGTGAAAAATTAAATCACAATTTGTATCTTGATATAAAGTCACTGTCCTAAATCCAGAATCTTGCCTGCTGGTATCACATACCAACATGATTACCGGGATAGTATCATAAATGGATGGATTTGTAATATGAACACCCATTGATTTAATATCTTGAATAAGTTCATCCCAACTGGCTTTAGTCGCTGCAATACGTTCCACATCATTTTGACCAACTGCCAATATAGGCAGAAAGATGAAGAGGATAAGTAGTTTTTTCATTATTTTAATAATTTTTTATTCATTTCATTAATTAAATAATCAGCCAAATCATTCGTAAATTCATGTGTCATTAATATTCTATGATTCTCTTTGATGCTTCTTTCAGTTAGAAAATTTTCAATCCACTTAAAAATATCCGAATTAGTTATTTCTAAGTTAATGTTTATTTTTACCGTTTTGCCCATGGCTTATCATTTTTATTATTAATCAAATACATTTGAAATTATCACACCAGATAACCCTATTTGATCTTTGGTTTGTGTTTTAATTTGTTCTGATTCAATAATCCAATCCTTTATTTCTCCAATCGTAGCATCATCATCAAATATTTTTGTTGATTTAATATCTCTATACATGTCTATTCCGACTTGTACAGTAGTAATTGTTGTTATTGCGGTTTTCATATCATTTATTTTTTTAGTTTCCAATAAAATCCTTTACATTTATATCCATGGTTTACTGCTTTTGAAATGGTTCTCTCATTTACTTTCATGGCTTTTGCAGCATCATGAAAACTATCATAAGAATGAATAAATTTCTGATCTTTATATTGTTCAACAGGTTTAGCACTTTTACCATAACATTTTCCATAATCAAATCCCACGGCAAACATACAGAACAAATGATTGCCTATTATATCTAATTCATATTCATCTAAATGTAATTTAGATTGAAGTGAATCTAAGGCAATTACTGTAGCTGTATATTGTTCCATTTTTCATATTGGATATTCTATTTCAAAATTTCCTCGAATTGTAATACCATTTGTAAATTGAATATAACCTCTATGATTACCGTGTCCACAACAAGCATAACTAACTCCGGGAAGATTACCAATACAAGCATCATGCCCTTCTGAAGTTGGAGTTTTTCCACATTTTGGACATGGTTTAATGGAGTTCAAATTTACATGACTATTATCTTCATAAAACCAAGCACCAGATACATATTTTATTTTATTTCCGTTTAAATAACTCATCATAGTTAATGTTTTAAATATTTAATTAATCTTTCAAAAGTCATTGAATTATTTGGAAATAATATATGTGTTTCACCTTCAATATATGCAGTTCTCATATATTCAATTACTATTGGATTTCTTAATAATTCTTGTTTAATTTCATCTTGAGTTTTTCTCAAACCAAGATATAATGAAATTCCATTGTATGATTTTTTAACCAAACCCGGGAAAGATAGATTTTTCATAATTTATTTTTACTTATAACAAGTACAATTAGATTCTATCTTAATAGTATCTTTACTAACAATACTATCTTTAATCCATGTTCTTTCTATAACATATTTTGTTAAAAATTCGGTATTAGTATTACAAATAATTTCTACGGAAAGTCTCTTTCCAGTTTCATGAGTTTCACAAACCCAACAACCTGTCTCATCAATTGGATCTTCACCGCAGGAAGAAAACAATAAAGTAAGTAATATACATGTTAATGCAATAAAATCGGTTACTTTATAATTCTTGTGTTTTTTCATGAATGTATTCTTTTGAAATATTCAATTGTTCAATAGTTAAAGGTTTTGGGCAAGGTTGTTGGGGAATACCGTTAATCTGATCATATCCAAGAGTACACGCAGAAGAACATGAATTGTGTATATCATAAGCCCGACATCTTTTACAAGTATATTTCATGGTCATTACTGTATCTACTGGCTTGGGTAGATTGGTATAATAATTCATAGTATTATTTACTGCAATGCTACATATTTCTTGTATTATAGAACGAATTTTACTACTTAATGTGGATTCTTTCTTTACTATTTCTTTAACATGTTCAAAAAAGAATTGGGTATTAAGCATGTTTAAAAAGATCATTCGATCAAAAATATCTGTCTTATATTTATATCCTTTAGGTGGTAATGGTCGTGTTTTACGTCGTAAAACAATATCTGCAATAATCTTATCTACTTCTTGTTTAAAGATAGGATCAACAATCATACTATCAATCATATCCAATGGTGAATTAAATGATTTTTTCATTTGGTTACTGTTACCGTTGATACTTTTTGTTTTAGTTTAATTACAAAAACTCTATCAGCTTTGTCTTCAATATCTTCTCGACTTACCCGTTCATCACTAACCATGATAATTTGTAAATTTAATTTTTTTGATAATTCATGAATCATATCAAGTACTCTAAGATTGGCTTGTTCACCTTTTAAATGTTTAAATGGTTCATCAAGAATCATAACATTGTCTAAAACGGGTTCCTGCATACTCCAAGAAGCAATTCTTAAAGCAAAAGACGCTATATCAATAGGTCCACCACCAGAATCTTCCATAGGTTTAAATATAAAACCATCTCGAACAAAGGAAATATCACATTCTGATTTATTTCGTCGTTCAATGAAATTGACTTCTAAGGAATATGGATTATCGAAAACTGCTTCTAATGCTAACGTTGTTATTTCTGAAATATGAAAACTTAATAGCTGTTGAGTTTTTAATCCAGCTTCACGTAATATTGCTGCAGCTTGTCTATGTTGATTTAGAAATCGTTTATTTTGAATTATATTGATTTCATAATCATGTATATTCTGTTCAATCTGCGCTTTCTGACCTTTCTGTTGTTCCAGAAACTTTCGATACTGTTGTAGATTGGGCATCTTCAGATGTTTTTAAATGGTTGGACATTTCTTTTGCAAAATAAGCTGCGGCAGCCAGACCTAAAGATAAAAGAAACAAATCCTCTGCAAAGGCAGCTTCTTCTTTCTTCTGTTTGACAATCTTTCGTTTACTCCTCTTTGAGGTCATATTTCTTTTCCAATTCTTGTACCCCTTTATCAAACTGTTGTCGAAGTGACCTATTTTCTGAATCCAATTCATCAAGCATTTTTTCAGCTTCTTGTATTGTATTGCATCCATATTGTTCTTTAAGTTGAGTTAATTGATAATGTAAACTTCCTTTTTTTTCAGCTTCTTTTGTTTTTGCTGCTTCTATCTGATTTTTCATAGCAAGCAATTGTTCTTTTGTCTTCATTTATTTCGTTTTTTTTATTTTCTAAGATACTAAGTATTGATATATTTCATCGTCAGTAACTAATCCTTCTTTCTTTAATGCAATTGCAAAATCTTTTCTATCTAATGGATGCACTAATTTCAATAATTGAATAGGTGTTCTAGTATCTAGAAACTGTGAATTCAATCTTTTGTTATATCCTAAGGCACTGTGCTTCATCCATTCCATTGTTTTTGATTTCTTATTATCTATATTCATAATACAATAGATTTTGTTTTTCTTCAAACTTCTTGATCCATAGCTTTATACACAATAGACTTCACTGATTCCCGTACATGATTTTTTTGTAAAAGCATTTTAACATTATCTTCATAATTCAATGAACTTTTCCATTCTAAATCAAGTTTACTTATATAAGCATCAATTCTACCTTCTCGTTGTGTTGTTTTTTCAAGATGTTCCCTACTTACAACCCCTTCTTGAATGGGTAGATATACTATAGAAACAGAATTTGTTTCAGCATACCAAAGATAGATTCTTGGTTTAAAATCTATTTGCCCAGCATCCATACGCATCATAGACCCTGGATTAACCAATAATCGACCATCAAACATTTCAACGAATGGTTTATGATTATCCCCAGTTAAAATTAAATCAAACTGAGGATATTTCTGTAACAATTTAATTGCTGAAGAATCAGTACACCCAGGCCAAGGTTTTGAACCTTGGTAATTCATAACATGCCAAACTAGTATAGAATACCCGCTAGCATGTCTTCCCAGTTTTATGTTTTCTGATTTACAAGGAAAATACAAACTAACATTTTTTCCGTATATGTTTGCTTCTGTTGATGTATCTGGTTCAGTTCCCCAATGTGTCCCTGGTAATACTTGTAATTTCCCAGCCGCTTCTAAAACATTAATTCCACATTTATCTACTAATTCTAAACTGTGTTGAGGTAAATCATGTTGACCGTAAATAGTATAAAATTGTGCTGGTAAATGTAAAATAGTTTCACGTAATAGATTTGGACTGGGTTTCCAATGATCAAATAAATCACCACCATGTACAACTGGACAATTATATTTTTTCTGCAGATTAGATATAAAATCTATCTTTTCCCATTGGGCTTTCCAATAATCATCTGTTCTACAGATTGGAATATCTTCTCTTAAATGCATATCACTGCATAATATAAGATCAGGATATTTTAAAAGGCTTATTCGTTCCATAATTTATTGTTTTACTTTGATATGCTGATAAAATATACTAAACTTATATAATTGGTATAATTCTTTTTATATACTAAAAATTCAATATTAAATCAAGTTAAAAGTTATTTACATTCATGACAACCATCGCAAGATGATTCTTCATGTTTATCACTCTTGGCTGAAGTATAACATAACGCCCAAAGAATAATACTAGTTAATACAATATCTATACCCAACCAAATCCAGTATACTATAAGATTAGTAAATATAGACAGGATGAATGGTATAAGTGGGCATCCAGCAATCATAACAATTGCTATTGAAATTATAAATAACCAATTAACAAATCTGTGTACTATTAATCGGAGTTTAACTGTTTTCATGTTTATGTAATATTGATTGATCACAAAGAGGGCATATTTCAGGCATTTCATTATTAAATTCGTTTTGTAATCTTATAATTTCTTGAGATACGTTTTTTATTTCTGTCTGCATTGTTATAATAGAAACAATCAATTGATATAATTTATTTCTAACCTTTAGATTTTCTTCTATCTGTGATTGTAAATCTATTATTGGATTTAATACAATTTCTAAGATTGCTAATTTGTGATATTTATTGATATCTTGCTCTGTTTGTTCAATACGAATAATTAATGATGCTAACTGTAATGATTGATTACATTGATTTTCCCAAGATTGATATAGAATTAATAAATTTTCTACATCTTTTTCTTTTTTAGTTTCTTGTTTAAATATTTCAATCTCATGTTCAGTTAATTCAATTTGAGAAATATATGACTGTAATTTCCTGTAAGAACGATATCTTGTTTGTATATCTTGTTCTAATCGTTCCAGTACCTCCAAATCAATTTCCATTATTTCTAAATAGTCATATTGCTCTAATTTTTTTTTGTCAGAAATCAAAGATTCAGTATCTGTAGTAATCTTACTGTCCAGTAGTTTAATCCAAGAATTTACTTTTTCTAGGCTTTTATCAATTAAATCAATATGTGCAATCTTATTGAAATGTGCAGCAACTTTTCCTGGAGTTTCTGTTAATAGATAATGTTGTTTGAATTGAGTTTGTAAATTAACTGGTAAAAGATTCAAAGCAGAAGAAACTTCAGATGGTACATCAGTACCAAACGCAGTAAGATGAATTCCAGAAACATCATAGTAGTTTTCTTTACCTTTCCCTCGGGTAACAGTGGCAATATCATTATATATAGTTACTACAGTTTCTCCACCCCAAGTACTACGAAATCCATCACCTTCTGGGCGATTTTCAATTACCCATCGTAGCGCCCCAATGATAGCACTTTTTCCATTATCACTTTCTCCTATTATTATGTTTACTCCAGGAACAAAATCCATAACAGTATGTTTATGACTTTTGAAATTATCTATAATTAATTGTTTAATCATGTTCGTTTGTTATGAAATTTAATAATTGAAGATGTTTTTCTGGCTATATGAAAAATAGATAATGCATCTGCAACAGCCTCATCAATATACTTAGTATGAGACCATTTAACCCAGTATAACTTATCGATGGCATCTATAGTTTCTTCTTTTCCTGCACTACGTTTTCCAAGTAAATTAAGTTTAGAATCCCCTTCAGACCAAGTTTCAAATGCAATTCCTAAACAATCTGATATGGTTTGAGAAATCCCCAAAGTAATTCCTAACATGGTTGCTGCAATAGCACTTTGACTACCATGTTGTATTTCAGATACTATCAATTGAACATTATATTTTTGAAGAAGAGTTATTAGTTTAGTATTAATCTCAGTAATTCTACGGCATCTATCATCCGATTTTCGAATTCTTGATTTTTTTCCTTCTGGAGCAGTCTTTATACACCCATAATCAATAATAAATCCATCCCAAGTAAGAATTACCCATCCCCAGGCAGTTATACTAGGATCCCATGCCATAACTGTTCCTTCTTTGAAAGAATCAGTAATTATAGTTTGTGTAATACTACGAATCATTTTATTTTTAGATATTTGATAAATACCCAGAATTTACGTTTTCTTAGATAGTCAGAATTGTATTCATTTGCATTTGCTTCTTGTTCAAAGCAAAGACTGGAATAGGCATTTTTATTTCCACCTATCCATCTGATTAGGAATTCAATCCCATACCAAAGATAAAAAGGTATGATAAGAAGTTCTAATTGCTGCCTAATATGAATAGATTCATGGATGATCGTTTCTTGATACGTTTGTTTATCTACTTTAGAAGCCCAATTTTTATCTATGAATACAAATGGAAATAAAGTCATCCCAATTACATGTTTAGGAAAAAACCACCAAGTACCAATTTTAACTATTGGTTTCATCAGTGCTTTGGTAATCTATGTTGATTAAACTTTGATTCAATCGCTTCCCATAAATCAATGGTCTCTTCTTGTAATTCTTTTACCAGACTCCGTGTTTCAATTAACGCGATGGAATGATCCAAAGATGCTGCTAACTTTGTACCACCTATGGTATATGTAGTTGCTCCAGTATAATCTTTAATGTATTGTAAATTGGCACGAATGTCATCAATACCATAGTCAAACAATATGTATAACGGTGCAGAATGGAATGGTTTCCAAACGCTGGATTTATGTACAATAAATTCTGTTTCGACTCCGATTATACTAGTAATTACTTTTCCATTGAAAGTTTTGTTTAATGATATTGGTTTTGGATTGTTGGCACGTAATCTAAGACTGGCATAGAATCCGATAGCCCATCCACCGGGCGAATTAAATTTCGGTCCATAACCAGTCACGTTTTCTCTGACTTGATTACTACAAACCATTAAAAGGTTTTGTTTGGTAATAACCCGACAGGAACGGCGTAATTCTTCACTGAATTCTTTCGGTCTACGCATTCCCATTTTATCCCCTTCTTTGTTGGTCATTTCTAAATCGGTGGATAAAGCCGCTAAAGAATCAGCAAAAATACCATTAACTAATCCTGGTTTAGAAGTAGGTTTCCAGGAACGTACTTTTTCAAAAACTTCTGGTATGGTGTCTGGAGTATAATAGTTTTTCTCATCAATGGCATATCCAAACATTTGAGCAAATTGTTTATTCAAACGCGCTTCAGGATCATGGAATTGAGTATCTCCACCTGCCGTTTGTATGTTACCTCCTATTTCGCAAAGTAAGACTGTTTTACCAGATGAACTTGGACCGAATACCTCAACCAATATACCACCCGGTAAACCTCCTCCTCGTACCCGTCCTCCAGAAATTGCAAGGTTTAATAAAGTGGACCCTGTAGAGGTCATTGTATCCAAGTTTCCTACCAATTCTTCTTCTTTTACTGGTGGATTTGTTACTCTGTTCTTCATCTGTTCAATTACTGTAGATGCTTTATCTTCTGGAAGGATATTTCTTTTCATTAGATAGAATTAATGTAGGATGCCCGGGATTCGAACCCGGATGGTTTTGTTCTCGTTTCATCGGTGGTTACGTCTACAGATTTACATCTGCTCACCAGGTATTATCTCAAATACCCCTGTTATCCGTTCCGATACCATCGTACAACTTTCTGTTCCACCTGTTCTATAAAGGGACACAGGACGATTGCGTTTACCAATTTCGCCAGCATCCTAACTTTTTACAATGAATCAAGTTCTTTTTTCGCTTCTATAATCATCTTATCAAATTCTTTTTGAAGAAGTATTATTATCATACTTGATCCTGTCTCAAGTAAAGATTTTATCACTTCAAATATATGATATTTGTCACTATTCTGTAAAAAAATACTTTGTTCTTTACCAAGATTTTCAACAGGAATTTCCCGGAAAATCGATCTGTCTGCCTTATTTTTGTCTCTTATTGTTAAACTTGAGACAGTAACAGGATAATTCTCTTGAAGCCATTCAATTTTATTTTTTAAAATTGTTGCTTTTTGTAAATTTTCTAAAGTCATCTTTTTACGGTTTTAGTTCAATACATTTATCCCACATATCACAACGATCACATTCATCATACTTTTCACAATCCACACCATATTCATGTTTGAATGGGCATAAATCAGCTCCTGCTTGTTTTGCTGTTCGTGTTGAAACCGTTCTTGTTGATTGTGCAGAACCATCAGGGGTGTTAGTAACTGGAATTGCTGCTTCCGTAGGTTTAATTCCAGTACCTTGACAGATAGGACATACATTTCCACGTGATGTTTTTCCAGTACCTTCACAAGCAATACATAATTCATCATCATTCGCTGGTTCTGGTGTTGATTCTGGTTCTGGTGTTACCCTTTGTCTTCTCGTTGATGCTACTACTTCTGGTTCTGGAAGTGCTCTCTGCCTACGAAGAGGAGTAGATTCAGATTCTGGTGTTATTCTTTGTCTCCGTACTGAAGTTGATTCTGGTTTTGGTTCTGGTTCTGGTGTTGCCCTTTGTCTTCTCGTTGATGCTACTACTTCAATAGCCGGTTCATTTGTTTCTGTTTCTATTTCTGGATCTAAATCAAAGAACATCTTTACAATTTCTTCATAAGAAGTTTCAATAAGAATTGAATCAAGAGAAGGCATACTGCGTAAAGTATGTTCTTCATACTGTTGAGTTCGTTTTACAAATGTAATCTTTCCAATTTCTGCGAATGGTTTACCAATACCCATAGTTGCAGAATCCCATCGACATTTCAAACTGAGACCTTCAAATAAATCTGGAAAAATTTCAAGATTTGGATCATCCTTTAATTCCAAATTCAATTCATCCTGAAATAAATACTGAGAAATATCAAAAACATAAAATTTATCAACAGTAAATTTTGGATCATCCAATGGATTCACAATGTATAAATTCCGTCTTGATGCATTCATTGTTTGTAATTCTTTCTTATCTGCACCAGCTTCTTGTCTTTTTTGTCTGTGTTCACAAATAGGACAAGGTTTTCCAAAACTTGTTGGACAGACTATAGTTTCTGTGTTTGTTCCTTCACCTATACGATGAGTTTTAAATGGATGTTTATACCAGATAGATCCTGGAATGGCAATTTCTTTCTGCGTATTTCTATCTGGATGTTTAGCATCTGTCACGATATAAGGCATAAAATCAATTTGCACTGTTGTTCCTGGTTCAGGAGAATAAACTCCTACTCCCTTTGGAAGATTAAGATAACCAAATCTTGCTCCAGATATCTGTCTTTGAGCATCAGAAGCAACTTTCCCTAAGAAACTACTTTTTTGTACCATCATTTTGAGATTTATTTGTTTTACTATGTTTAAATATTGTATCTATCCATGCGGTCATTTGTAAGGTACTAAAAAAATACACAGCAAATGGACTGGCAATAATGATTAAAGCCAAAATAATAACAAGATATATCATTTCGTTCGATTTAGTTTTACAGATACTCCAGCATCAACAGATTCTTGAGTTTGCTTTTTAATCCATTCTTTGGATATGTCTCTTGGAACGGAAGGCCCAGCAAAATATTGTTGACCAAAAAGCTTCACCAGATTTTCTAATGCTGTTTTTCGATGTTCAACAGCAGTAACAGTACCTTTAATTGTTTCATACTCATATCTCCGTAAAAGAAACTGTTTGTTTGCTTCTTGATATTCATCTTGTTGTAAAATAGTACCAAAAATTACAGCTTCTGTTATCTTTACATTTGATGAAATTCCATAATCAGCAGGGTTCAATCTGATTTTATAATCTAAATCTGATTTTACTAAATTTAATTTTTCTTGTTCTAAATCCATATCTAAATGTGCTTTGGCACATAGTTTAACATATCTGACCATCAATGATGACTGACCCAACCATTCAACATCAAGGGCAGATTCATCAATTTTCATATCATCTTCGTAATTCATAGCTATTCAATTATTATTTTTTACAATTACATACTCTATAACAAGCGTAAACTAATCCAGGAAATCCAGTATTATAAAATGGGTCAATAAATGCTTCTAATGTTCCAGCGGCAGTATTATTGTTTTGTTTCAATAGAATTGCTTGACAATATCCAAGAATTGCTCTCCTAACGCCTTCGGCATCTTCTTCCTTGGATTCTTTTAATCCTGATAAAATTGGGCGAACTTCTTTCCAATCAACATTTGGTTTTGTAAGTACTCGGCAAAGTTCAATTACTTGAGATTGTTTTTCTGCTGATTTTTTAGCAATTTCTAACTGTTGTTCAGTAGGTACATGAAGTACTTGTTCAAGAATTTGTAAAGCGTTTCTACTCTGACCCAAAGCATCTTGTACAATTTGATCATATACTATTTTATCTATCTCTTTTCCTTCGAACTTTACGATTTTTCGTAGTAACCCATACATTTGTGAATCATTCAATGGATGAACCTCAAACGAACTACATCTCCCTTTAATCGTAGGTAATAATTTTTGTGGATCAGTTGTACATAAGATAAAATAAACATGATCAGGAGTGTCTTCTAATATCTTAAGTAATGCATTTTGTGCATCATTGGTCATCTTATGACATTCATCAATCAAAAAAACTAAACAATCACCTTCTTGAGGCAGATAGTTAGCAGCTCTACGAATATCACGAATAGAATCAATTCCTCTGAAATCTCCAGAATCAATTTCTTTAAAATCCGGACCTACACAATTAAGCATGGATCCAATTATTCTACCAATTGTAGTTTTTCCACAACCAGACATTCCAGTTAATAAGAAAGAATGCGGACATTCTGTTCGTTTTGATGTATCCAACATTGACTTTAAAACATCAATAGTTTCTTTATTTCCTTTTACTTCATCTAAAGTAGAAGGTCTGTATTTCAAGTATAAGCTCATTAATTATTGCTTTATTAATTATAATACAATGTTAATATTTTTTACTCAAATTTCATTATAATTTTTTTAGATGTGCCCAACTAGCATCTATCGGACATAATTTAATATCTGCCCGCAACGGAACGATAATCCAAGACCAAGCCTTTGCTAAATCTTTACAAGTTACTTGATTTATTGTTTCTATTACATGATCTTTTTCAGATGGAAGCACATCAAACAATGCAGAATCATGGATTTGACCGATTAATTTAGTATCCCAATTTTCTTTTTGGATTATGTTATCAATTCTATTGAATGACCATAATAAACAATGTGACGCACTTCCTTGACCAGGATAATTGTTTACTTGTCGTTTAGTCATCACTCCAGAACAACGAAATCCCGTGGGTAGATCAATATATCCATCTCGTTGATAATTTGCCCAATGTGTTTCTTTCCATTCTTGATAGATTTTAAATCTATTAAACCAGAAATCATATTCTACATCTTTTATATGATTTGCAAAATCATCCAAAGAATAAAATCCTTTTGAAATCATGTAATCAGATAAAAACAATGGTTCTAATTCTCCAATTTCAATCCCTTGGCCTGGTTTCCATTGATTCTTTGATAATTTACCCCAATTACAAGCTAATCCCGTTGCACAGTTTTTATACCAACTTCCATAAAACTCTGGAAATACGAAACTATTTTTTGCAGACTGTCTTAAGATTTCATATCCATCTTTACTTATATGATCTTCTTTCTCAATCTTATAGATTTGGTATGACATATCCCGATGCATATCTGAGTTAGGATCACTGGTATATTTGATTAGCATAGGATCTTTATTGATACAAGCATTTACTCCAACTTCAATTGATTTAAAATCTGCTTCTAACAATTGATGCCCTGGTCTTGGATAAATAACTCCTCTACAAATTTGCATAGCCTCTTCATCGCGCACTGGAATGTTTTGAAAATTTGGACTATCACTACTACTTCGATATGTCTGAACCAAATGCAAATTAAATGATGGATGAATATACCCATCTACTTGTTCCCGTATAAAAGCATCAAGATAAGTATCCCTGATTTTTTTCAGTTTTTTAATCTGTAATAAATCATTTAATTCAGGAATGTTTAATTGTTCCAATGTATCCTCATCAATTGATGGATTCCCATTCTTTGTGGTATTAATAATTTCTAGTTTCATTGTTTTGTATAGAAAACTAGAAAGTTGCTGAGGAGAATAAATGTTTGGAGTCTTATTTCCTATACAATGACACCAATGTTTATAAAAGGTGGAAGTAATGAATTTATTTTCTAAATATGCAATTTTTTTAGTAAGAAATTCTTTTTTTCTTTCAGCATATTCTAAATCTATACGAATCCCTTGTCGTTCCGCCCGGGCGAAAGATAAAGTACCTTCATGAAATAAACGATATGCTTCTACAGTATTTGGATTAATTTTCATTCATATTTTCCTTTTAGAATGGTAATATTCCTATTTTTTCCATTTGAAGTGAAGCCAGACGAAATTCATAAATACTATCCAAAGCACAGTATGTCATGAGTTTTTCTTTACCACCTGGAAGTGCAACTAATTCCATAATTTGATTGATTGCATTTCCATTTTTTTCTGTACTATGTAAATAAGGAGCTATTTCGCTGTCATAATCTGCAACTCCAAGATTAACATATGTTTGAAATTTCAAGCCAGTAATCAATTCTCTATTATCAAGAATATGAGCAGCAATCATAGAATCCCATTTCCAATTTTTTACTGTAGTGTGTAATCGTATCTTGGACCAAGTATCTTCGTATTTCATATTATGAGCCATCTTACCAATTTCTTGATTTTCTAAAAAATCAATAAATGGTTTTCTTTCTTTTTTTGTTTGAGGCATCATAAATACATATGCATGATTAATAGTATCAGCAATAGATGCACAGATAATTCTGTGTCCCGTAGAATATGGTCTTATTCCAGTTGTTTCATAATCAAATGCATTAGTGCCTTTAAGAGTATATAAAACGCTTAAATCTTCAATTATTTCAATCTGTGGTTCCTGATAATGAGGTAAAGAAACATTTACTTTACTTATCGCCCTTTCTAAATCTTGATACCATATAGTCCCTATTTCTTTATTTACTTGTTCCATCTGCCTTGGATGAAATACTGGACAAATCCAAGCATTAAAATTCAAATCTGGTATAGCCCACCCTCTCCATTGTTTTAAATCTCCTAATTTTTTCTTCCATTGACTGCCTATTACTGATTGTATAGCTTCTATACCAAATAATATGATTACTTGTGGTTTATATTGTTTGATTGTTTGTAAAACCATATTTCTACAACAGGCAATCTGTTTTGAAATATCTATTCTATTGTCTCCAGGATAACAATTAATGGCATTAATATTTAAACAATCTTCATATATATCAATGCCCAACTTTCTATAAATTCGTTTAAGACCATCACTGGAAGATCCTTCCCAATGACAATTGAATTGATCTTCAATTTCGTTGGGAATGCTGCCAATATTTAGAATTTTTTTCTTGAATAATCCACTCGGTTCCATCTTTGGGGAACGTGCAGAATGATATAAACCACAAGATACACAGGAAAATCTTTTCCCATTCGGATGTGACTGTGATTGAATATCTTTTAGTTCAAAAAATCCATTCATTCTTTATTTATTCTTAACATTGCTACATATATCCAATTCGGACCTTCAAAAGTTACACAACTACTACTAATGGTACAGATAGTTGATTTTGAAAGAATATCCTTCAACAACAATGGAGTAACTGTAAATTGTATAAGTTCCCCTGAATATTTTAGATTAGCTTCTTCTTTATACCAACCAGTGTCTGATTCGCTCTTTATTTGAATCCTATTGTTTTCAATTGTAATCACAACAAATTCATCCATAACTTGAGTTTTTTTCGCAAAAACAAGAGCTTTATCTAAACTTTCATCTAATGTCTTTGGAAAAACTAAATGAACTCCATCATGATGTAATACATTACTGGTATTAGGAAATTTATCTTGAAAAGTACGACATGAAATAATAGTATTTTCTTCCGTTTTAAAATGAATCCATCCTGGAGTATCTGTTATGTATAATGGATTCATTTTAACTAATTCTTTCACGGCAGAACTTGGAATTAAAAATGATTTACCAGGGACTTTTTCAGGCAAAACGAAATGAGCAAGTCGATGATTATCCGTAGCTTCAATTATTGATCCATCTACATGAACACAGATTAATATGGATAGACTCATATCTGTAGAACAGGAGGGGAGTACGAACTTTAAACCTTCAATAAATTGTTCAGGCAATGCTTTCCAATGTTCTAAGACTCCTAATTCTTCAAGTGGTAATTGGACTTCTTTTTGTAAGACCAATCCAGCTTTGATTCTTCCTGCGGTTATTCGTAACTCATTGTTTTCAATAACAATTTCAAATTCTTCTTTAGAAATTTTACTAATCAATTCGTAAAATTCTTCTGCTTTAACAGCACCTTTAATTTCTAATCCTGGAAATGGATAAGATATGCTTATTTCATCATTGTAAGTAATAATTCTATCATCAATAAAAACAAATGATGAAGATTGGGCAATCATTTCTTTGTTAGCAAGTGCAGGCTTTACTATTTCTAAAGCTTCTTTTAGAATGTTTCTATTTACAATCATGTTATTTAATTTTTTTATATGATTCAATGGTATTAAGCAATTTATCTGTCATATATGCGTAACTAACTAGAATATCTGGCTGTGGAATTACCCATTTCATAAAATCTATGTGTGTAGAAGTACTAACTCCATAGTATACATGTATTTTTTTATTATGATTTGGAATTTCTGCAGGAATTATTGAATTATGTTTTCTTGGATATTTAGGCATTCGTAAGATTAATTGATTCCAAACATAGGCATTGTATAATAAACGTTGCTTCCATGAATTAGCCAAAGTATCTGGAGCATCAGTTTTCATAGATTGATCTAATGTAAATAACGAAGCATGCTCTTTCCTATTTTCATGTTTATCTTTTTTTGTTGCTCTTTTTTTCTGATGATATAGATTACCTAAGATATATCCATTTCTTTCAATATAATCAATATATTTTTCTTGAATTAATTTTGGTAATCCAAGAAAACTTGTTGTAGTACCTACTTTTTGTTTAGATTGATCAGATACATTACAAAAAAATCCATTGAAATAAGAAAATGTATCTTGATTGTTTTTTCTAGTATACTGAGGTAAAAAAATCCGTCCATACGCAGAAGCAATAATTGGAGTGATAGAATCTACAGAAAACCATGGATATCTTAACATTAATGAAATTGCAGTTAATCCTAATCCATGAACATTTACTATAGGAAATCCCTCAGAATTGGTTAAGTAAGAATCCCAGATTCGAGTAAGACTCTGCATTCTTTGTGTAGAACTTAGATTTGCTACTGCACCAAGAGCAATATAATCTGTTTGCTTTAGATATTTCTTTAACCAGATTTCATCAGTTCCAATATGATATACTGGAAGAACATTCAATCCTAAACTACGTAAATATTGCCAATTAGTATAACTGGCTTTAGCATTCAGTATTACATCGAGATTAATACAATAATCAAAATGTTTTGAATTTTGTAAAAGAAATTGGGCATATTGATTTATATCAATTGCTTTGCCTTTAGTATATGCTGAGTAAGCCCCAGAATCAAGCATTATCAAACTCATGAAATAGTATATTAAAAAATTCTTTTTGACTTTCTTCCACTAATAATCTTGGAATAGGCAATTGCCCAGTAAGAGCTTTATTCACTTTTAAAATCAAATCAGGAATATCAGTAAATAAATAATCTTTTGATAATAATTCGGGGTAACTACATGTGGCAGGAGCGATTGGGATGCATCCATTTCTTACAGCATCAATCACTTGATATCCATAAGTTTCTTCCTTAGATGTGATTAAAACAACTTTTGAAGATTGTAAAAACGCATTGTAAGAATCCCAAGTATTTCTATTTTTTGGAGTATCAATAGACTGACCTATGAAATTTTCAACTGTACTTTCTAATATATGATTTCTTTTCTGAATTCCTGAACGTGAGATAGAAACAATGTTTCTTATTCTTTTTTCAATAGGTACAATAATTTCAGGTGATTGAAAAGGTTGAAATGGAAACGGAGCAATCACAAGATTATTCCAATTTAATTTTTGAGCATGATAATTTGATGCTACGAAAACTTTTTTAAACAGTTTTCCTACTGATTTTTCTATAGAATATTTACTATTTCTATCTTTAGAAAAATAATCATATCTATTTTTTGAAGTGGCATGACAAATTGCAAAGCATCGATTGGGTCGTTTATGAAAAAGCATCTGAGCAAATAATCCCGGATAACTCAAATCATTTAAAAGAAGAATATCATCCTTTCTTATTTCTAAGGAAAGATATTCATCGATTTGACTCTGTTCAAATTGAATTGACTGCGTAAAAGGAGCAAATTCTTGTCCTAAGGCTAAATTATTACTTGGCAATTTTCCAAGCGTTAAAATCGACTTAAAATGAGTTTTAAATTTTTCTTGAAACATGGGTAGCCACCATTCCTGATATCTCATTGATGTAGGATATTGTGGTATGAAAATCAATCGTTCCATGATAAAATCCAACTAGTATAACCTTCAAATAAAAAATATTTATGGTCATACAACCATAGTTGTTGTTTTTCAAAATAAACTCTATCTAATACTTCTTTCTTTACGAAAGAAAATTCTACTTCATGGATGTATGGAGCAAGCATATTTGTAGTATAAAATATAACTTTATGACCAGATCGAGCATACTGTTCTCCAATCTGCCCCCATTTACGATGTTCAGGATGTAATTCATAGATTGGATCAGGGAAAACAAGTACATCAGATTTTGTTATTATTGTAGGTAGATAATCGGTATGTCCTCGGTCAAACTTCATTATTTGACTACTTAAACCTGATTCATCTATGGCTTGTTGAGAAGGAAAAAGAACAACTTTAATATCTTTATTCCATTTTGTCAACAATTCATAGCAACCGATTATTTCATCATCGGCATGTGGTGCTATTACTATATAACTCATGATTATACTCCAGTACTCATGTTTAATAAGAATAACAATTCTTGTTTACATGCGGCATGCACCATAAAATCTCCATGTAATGAACTTACAAACATTTTATCGACATAGAAAATGACTGCAATTCCTTCTGATCGATCATAATGTTCATTCAATTGTTCAGTAAGATCTCCAGCAAAGTTTCGTAAAGTTTGAATGTTTTCTACCCATCCTTCTTTTACGTTTGCGGAAATAATTTTAACAATAAAATCATCCAAATCAGATAAATCATTATCTGTGATTAATCCAATGTAAATTGGAAATCCCCAATGAGTATACTTTCTGACAATTAAAGGACTATGATGCTTATCCACTAACTTTGTAAAAGTTTTCTTTTTCCCTTCTACAACCTCATTTATCTTTCCCATAACCACTAAAGATTTGATCGTTTGTAATATTAAACTGTTCTAATAATTGCATAATTAGATTTTTTGACATTCCTAATAAAGGAGCTTCTACAGTAATTGGCATACTCCCATTACGTTTTAGTAATTCATTGATTGAAAACACCCATTCCTGATAACAATCTGGAAATTGATGCTCTCGATCTTCATAATTCGCCCCATACCAAATTAAATTAATTCCATGACTTTCAGCAATACTGGCAGCGATAGAAATAAACATTAAATTTCGAGATGGCACATGCCATTCAGAAACTCCTTTGTATTCTGTAATACAAGAGCCTGTTAACTTTGAATCAATTTCTAAATTTCCTAAAGTTACCACTTGAAATGATACATTATGTTTTATACAACTTTCTTTAGCAAAAGAAAGTTCTTCAATATGGGATTGTCCATAATCAACTAAAATACATAATGGTAAGTAATGTAATTTTATTGCCAAGTTAAGAAGCAATGTACTATCCGCACCACCACTAAATAGAATTACTAAATTCTTTTCTTTCATTGTTTTCATTGTTTGTGACAATAGAATCTTAATTCCAACTCATCTTCTACTTTTTCAATACTATCTAAAACAAAGAAATTTTCACGAGTTAGATAGAAAACACCTATTTCAGAGGTCCAAACAGTCTTGTGCAGACTTTCGTCGGCAATTCCAAACAATCGAGAATGGAGAACGTCTACATTAGCAAAATTCTGCATCTTATGTTCTGCCACGTAATGCTCCAGAATTCTCTGAAAATCAGGGACTGCGATATATAATTCTCCATTTGTTTTTAGTATAGACCATATCTTATACAAAAGAATAGTGATTTCTTCATGAGACAGATGTTCAAAGAAATGACGAGCAATAATCTTATCGACACTGCCAACAATAAAATAGCGATCAATATCCATCGCATTCATTTGTATAACAACCGGTTTTATCTGATCATTTTTATCATAAATATTGAGTTTATCAATATCAATATTAATATAATCCTCCAATATCTCATTTCTACAACCAAGATTTAATTTCAATGGAGAGATTGAACTCGCAGTATTCATATCTATTGACATTTGTTTTCTTTGTTATGATTGATAAAGATTTGTTTTCCTTGTTCAGGATTATTTCTTTCCCAGTAATGATACATCCATGAACAGGACCAAGAACACCCTGGACAATGAGAGGCATCTTCTTTTACTGCAGCTTCCCATTCTTTTGTTTTAGATGGTAAATCAAAAATTGAAAACTTAGATGTCTCAATGCCTTTACGATACCCACACACTCGTAAAGAACCATCGGCATCAACAGTTGGACCACCATACGGATTGCCCTGACAATGCCATTTCATTCCTAATAATTCTGGAAATGGAAGCTTCAACATCTGTGAATTTTGAATGAATTCTATGTTTTGTAAAACTTCATCAAGTATTTTCTGAAGTTCTGAATAGTCATTTTCTGAAAACATTAACCGATTTATACATTTAAAACTTGGAAAGAAATCAAAACCACCTCCATTATTCCAATGAATGAAATTAATGTTTATGTTGATGTTCAAATTTTGTAGTTGTCTTACTAACTGTGGAAGATACTGATAATTCAGTTTATGCACAGTTATTGTCGCATGAGTTTCTACCCATGGATAGAATTTACGAACGTATTGTAAAGCCTCCCAAGCATCCATTGCTTTTGTATAGGAATCATCTTTTATCACTAAATCTAAACCTAAAGGATAATCTATTCCAATTGAAAAGTTTTTAATCTGATTATACCCAAAGAATGATAAATGATATTTCTTAAACAACGAAGGAATTCCTGCGGTATATAAAGCGTAAGGTACATCTGTAGAATGTAAGATAGGTAAAAGATTTTCTCCAAGCAACCAAGGTTCATTACCAAGGATTAGATTAAAATCAATCCTAATAGTTTTTAATATTTGAAAAACATGTTTCCATTCAGGCATTTGTAATTCTTCCTGTGGTTTGAGAGTATCTCGAATAGCACAATAACTACAATGTCTTGGACAATGTCTCGTAAGATAAATTACTGATAATTTCATTTTATAAAAGACATAAATTCTGCACGTAGAGTGGCATCAGTAAGAAATTCTCCTTTTAAACTGGATGTGACCAGAATAGAATTCTGTTTTTGAACACCGCGCATAAGCATACACATATGTTGGGCTTCAATTATACAAGCAGCTCCTTTTGGGTGTAAATATTCCATCAATGCTGTAGTTATTTGTTCTCCTAAACGTTCTTGTATTTGTAAACGCCGAGCGTAAATATCAACCAATCTGGCAAGTTTAGAAATTCCAACTATTCTATCTCCGGGAAGATAGGCAACATGAGCTTTACCAAAAAATGGCAACATATGATGCTCACACATAGAATACATTTCAATATTTCGAAGGAGTACCATCTGATCATATCCTTCAGATTTAAATTCAGTAAAAATATCTGCAGGATTTTGTTTATATCCAGAATACAATGTATCCCACGATTTAAGGATCCTGGCTGGAGTTTCAATCAACCCTTCACGGCCAGGATCCTCTCCAATAAAGGCAAGTTGCCTTTTAATTAATTCTTGCATTACTCAATGCCTTTTTCTGTGATTTTCAATTCACCTAACCATCCCGAATTACGTTTCAATCGATAATTGATATGATAACGAATTCCTTTCTCATTGTACCGAATTTTTAAACCCCGTTTTTCTGCTTCTTTTGTTGCAGCATCTGCTATAACATCAAAATTACCTCCTTTAAGAATCAATTTATCAATGAATTCTGCCAGAGAACCTTCATGCTTTGCTGGTATCACTCCAGATTTCTTTGGTGAGGCAGATGCTACAGATGCTGGTTTTACAGGTGGTGCTGGAATAGTTTTTGTTTTAGCATCAACTGCGGCAACTTCTTGTTTGAAATGCAATAAATTCAACATCTGTGATTGAATTTCATCAATGGCAAACTTACCAGCGATGGTTTTTCTCATGGAAGCAAACAAAGGGTTGGTTTTTACGATGTTTTTCAATGCAACCATACGAGGCTGAATTGCCAATTTTTCTGTAGAAAGAATTTGTTGAATCAACTCTTCGTTTTCGTTGATTTCTTCAGGTTCATTCAATTCAGCAGGCCAAAGTTTCAATTCAGCTAAAACAGATAAAGTAGCATCAGTGAATACATCAGTTTCATTGATCTCTTTCGAACACTTGGTGAGCAAAGTCAATATTCCAGGTGCTGTAATATCATCTGGAATAAGTAACAAGCCTTTTTCATCAGCGATTTCTTCGGATCCTTCTTCAGGACCTAAGCCCATCACATCAATTAATTCTTGACAGGCATCAATCATTTGTACTAATTTCATTTCGTAAAGATTTTAAAAATTATGTTAATAGTATTTATTATACAATGAAACTATATTTCTTTCAATATATTTCTTTCAAGGAATATTCCAAATTTTATGCTGCTGAATGGATAATTTCCATCGAGGATCAAATTTAACCCATTCAATAGCTTTCTGTAGATTAGATTTATCCAATTCATATTTCTTATGTTCTTCTCCAATAAACATAGGTGAAACATAGTAATGAATAGATTTTGGTAATAAATTAATATCTGGCGGGAAATGACTAATTCCATCATCATCTATTCCTATTAAACATCTTGTTTCTCCAATGGATTGATATTTAGAAAGATTTCTTTTTACTTTAAGTAAATCAATCTTTGGACTGCATGATACATAATCAAGCCCAGCTGGCACTGGTAAACTGCCATTTGTTTCAATAGCCTGATAATACTTCGTGGATTGAAAATATTGAATATGTTCTTCTGTTAATTGTTGTGCAGGTTCTCCTCCAGTCCAGACGATCCATTTACATTTAGCTGGAAGCATAGAATCTATTTGTTGCATACTCATTTCAATTCCAGAAATATAATCAGTGTCACAATATGGACAATGAAGATTACATCCAGCAAGTCGAATAAATACTGCCGCTTCTCCGGCATGATATCCTTCTCCTTGCAAACTATAAAATAGATCGTTCACTATTAAGTTGTTCATACCTTGCCGATGTTTTTGTGGTTTCATAAATTTCAATTGCATTTAGCAAATCAGGGAAAATTGGTAAACACACCTCATATAGATGCATTGCCAATATTTCTGCTGTAGGATTTCCGATAATTACATCATTTAGATGTTTGTGATCTAACATCTTATCAATGTATAATTTAATTTTATCCAATTCGCGATAATCATACAACATACCTACATTATTTATGTATTGACCATGCAATTCTATAACAACGCGATAAGAGTGTCCATGTAATTTACTACATGGATGATCCACCGGTAAACCAAGTAATTGGTGACTGGCTTCAAACGAAAATTCTTTTCTAATGGTAAACATGATTTTAATAGATTATAAGTATGACGAAATATATGGTAATCCACGCCTTAAATTCTGTAGAATAGTAACCGTATTATCATTGCTAAAATCTGCTTCCCGAATGATTAATTCATTAATCCTCATCAAACCAATCTTTTTTTCTCGATCATGAGGATCTTGATTTAATCCATACATGGCAGTTACATGACCATACTTTCTTTTATCTTCTGAAAAGTTATGTAATCTAAGCAATCCATTTTCATAAGCTGCAGCATCTGCTTGTGTAGCTGTAATAACCATGGGTAATGCTGAACCTCTGGTTTCCTGTGCTAAAGATCGTAAATTTCTCCAGATTTCATTTTGTTGATGTCTGAATTCTGCTGGAGAATTAGCAATTAATAAATCAGCATAATCAATAATGATTATATCTGGAAAAAATGAAAATGCACGTTCCCAAGAATTTAAGATTGATTTAATATTATTCACTGATAAAGATCCACTCTCATGAGTGGATAACAACATTTTTATTTTTCTTTGTACGTAGTAAGACCTAAACATTTCCGCTCCTTGATCAGGCATTAAAGGTCCTTTTACATTGATTTTTTCTATCCAAGGTATTCCCCATCGATTGTTTCTAAAATCTTTACAATCTGAACATGGAATATAATCAGGATTATCTTTCCAAGCTGCTTTTAGATGTTCAATAGTAATCGTATCACGTATATCTTTTTCAGTAAATCTTGAACTACTGAATACTCCAAAATTACAAGTTCTTTCGTGTTTTTGACAAATGTTTAATTGATTATAAATACAGTCTGAAATTGGTTGAAATTGTTCCCCACAATAACATTCTAAATCAGATGTTTTCGCAAGATTAATACAAAATCGACGAATCTGTTGATTTCGTGTCATATCCCCTGCTTGAAAAAATGCAACAGATAAATCTTGTTGTACTGCCCGCCTGGCAAATTCCATTAACCAGAATGTTTTACCACGTTTTTCTGTGCTCATCAAGGCCAGAAAAGATCCACGAGTAAATTGCATGTTCATGAATTTACCAAGAATCTTAGGAAGAACAATCAATGGATCATGAAATTCTATAAAAGCATTTCTAACTATCTCTACAGATTCTTCCGCTCCAAAATTAAAAACTTCCGGTATGGTGATGGCCAATGGTTTGAATGAAGTGGCTATTGTTTGTGCCTCTGCAAATTGTCCTGTATCTTGTAATGCTTGAATTTTGTTAATATGAGAATCAAGATAATTTTTTGTAAAATATAATCTTGTTTCATTGATAAGATAGGTGAGATCTTCTTGAGATTGAGTATATTCTTCACTTAAATCAGGTAGAATTTCTTGTTCAATTTCTTCTGCTATGTCTTTAGGCAATCCACTTTTTAATTTCTGAAAAAATATTAATTCAATGTTTTTCCCTGGTGCCTGCAAATACTTATCATAGTATTCTATACACCAAGTAGCAATGCGTTTAGCAACACTTGCTGTTAATAATTTTGCTTGATAGATATCACGGATTTGTTTAATATACTCAGTAGAAGTAATTAAACCTGTTATTATCTTTCGTTCAATAAACTGATCCATGAATTATTTTCTCCAGTTCATTTTTTGAGATATTATACACATTCGATCAATTCGCGAAGTAATTCTATCATCACCGTATATTCTTGCTACTTCTGACAAAGATAAATTTGAAGTAAATATTGTTTTTTTAAGAAAATCATATCTATAATTTACAATTAGATATAATGTTTGTAGAACCCAATCAGTGGGTTTTACTGTTCCAAAATCATCCAATACTAATAGATGGGCATCATAATAGTAATTCAAGATATCTTGTTCTGTCTTTTCAGAATTTGAATTAAACGTACTTTTAATTTCATTAAACAATTCTGGAACAGAAACGAAAATGCATTTCTGAGTAGGATCTTTAGGACCTCCATTTAGATAGATTATCTTTTGTTCTTCTAACATCATTCGAGCTGCTTCAATTGTTTTTCCAACATTAACATCTCCGTAAATGTATGTACTTTGAATATCAAGACAATAATCTAAATCTGGTAAAGTAAATAATACTTCTCTAATTCGAGGAGTAAACTGTTGTAAATATTGTGCCCGTTCAAACTGTTTCCAGTTTTCTTTATTTCTCATGGGATTAGATTATTTTTTGTAAACATATCCTGTGCTTTGAAAACCTGTATTGTTTTGTTTTCCACTGGTAAATTGATTTGAATTTTCTGGTTTAAAAAATCCTGCCCAATTATTTCCCATTGCTGTTTCAATAATTTCTAAAGCAAGATTAGAATCTCCATTGGAGTATCTTGTTAGTTTCTTATAACAAATTAATGCTGATTTTTCATCTTTATATGATTCTCCACGTTTACGTTTATACTGTAACCAAGAAAGAAATATTTTTCTAAATTCTAATGGCATGGATAAATTCCATGATATGAATTCTGGAAGAAGAATGATCTTTTCAATTAAAGAATTATCCTTGTCTTTATCCTTATCCTTATCCTTAGCCCCTTCTAAGGGGCTTT